CAACGTCCACCAAGTTTATCTGTGGGGCGACGGGATACAGTTTGAAAACAATCTGTGTCAAGCGAGCGTGCTGGCGTTTGGGCCGAATCCAAACATCGAAGGCAATACTATCGTCGCTGACCGCTGTATTCTGCTTGGCGGGACTCAGGGCGGCTCGACAGCCAGCGGTGGCGGCAATAACTACACGATTCGCAATAACGTGCTGATTGGGTTCGATGATGATTGCTATAGCGACTACGCATTTAACGGAGCGTACCCGACAAACTTGGGCACGCTGGTCGCTGACATCGACGCCAATTATTACGTGACGCTGACCGGAGCTGCTGGGCTGGCAAGACTGACCGCAGCAGGCCTCACCGCAACCACGATGACGCAGCTTCGCAACCTCTGGCAGCAGTCGGTTCTAAGCGGTTCAGGTTCGGGAGTTTGGGGAGACGCATCCAACAGCGACAACGACTTGGCCAGTTCGCATGTGACGGCTGGGGCTGGATACGATTCCGCTGTTTCGCTTTGTGTTCAATCGGCGGAACTTAGCCGTAGTCAGTTGGCGTCACTTGATACAGCACTCAGGGCTTAGCGCGTGGTCGAAGCGTCTGACGCAGAAGACGATGATAATGGCGTGGGCGACTACTAAAAAGGATGGATGATTATGTGTAAAAAGGGCAAGTGTACCTGCGGCGGAAAGTGCGGCAAGGGAACGGGTGGCAAGTGAGCGACGGGCGCCCTGATGGGGTGGATATCGTCCTCTGGCTAGTGGCGCTGGCCGGGTTGTCATTTGCGATTGGGTACGAGACGGGATCTCGCAGGGTTAAAGCCGAAGCCTTGCGGAACGGGTCAGCGCTGGAGAGCGTCGATCTGGAGACTGGCAAAATGAGGTGGGAGTGGAAATGAGCGAGGGAGAAAATTCGAGGGTCAGGGGGGATGCGTTATTCTCCCGGCGTGGCACAGAGTCCGAGGATATGCGATTGATTCGCCGCTCGATACGCAACGGCTGGCCTGTGAGCGATGAAATTCGGAGGAAGGTAATGGAGCGCGTCGAGGGGATTCTCGACAACTCTAGCGATAGTCGGGACGTTATCAACGCTTCCAAGGTGGCGATTCAGGCGGACGGGCTTAATGCCAAGCGCGAGGCGATGGAACTGGACGCGGAGAAGGGGCCGGAGATTCACCTCCATGCGCATACAGGGACGGAGGCGGCTCGGCAGGTTATCGAGAGCGAGCCGGATTATCTGGAGTACCTGCGGAATAAGGCGCTAGAGAGTGGTTCCTCAGATAGCTAGTCCGCTATTGTTTGCAACGTATGCGAGCGCGGGGAAGTGGAAGCCTCAGCGGCATCTAGCTTACATCGACCGGAAGATCACGGACGCGCTCTCAGGCCGGGGGTCGAAGCGGTTACTCGTCACGATTCCACCGCGCCATGGCAAATCGGAGTTTATCTCCAAATGGTTCCCGGCGTGGTTCGTGGGGATGTATCCGAATAAGCGAGTCATGCTCGCCAGTTACGAGGCAGATTTTGCGGCTGGCTGGGGGCGTAAGGCGCGGGCGATTCTTGAGGAATGGGGGCACTTGTTCGGTGTTCAGGTAGACCCGGCTTCTCGCGCGGCAAATCGCTGGGGGATTCTCGGCGCGAGTGGCGGGATGCAAACTGCGGGAGCTGGTGGCCCACTTACGGGCTCGGGCGCAGATATTCTCGTGGTCGATGATGCAATCAAAAATTCTGAGGAAGCGGGATCCGACACGATCCGCTCAAAGCTCTGGGATTGGTGGCTCTCGACAGCCTACAGCCGAATCGAGCCGGGCGGAACTGCGATTGTCCTGCATACGCGATGGCACGAGGACGACCTGATCGGGCGTCTGATTCAGGAGATGGATAACGGGGGCGAGCCTTGGGAGGTGATTAACTTCCCCGCGATAGCCGAGGAGCATGACGTACTAGGCCGGAAACCGGGGGAGTCGCTTTGGCCCGCGCGGTACGACGAAAAAGCTCTTGAGCGGATCAAGAACACTATCGGCCCCTACTGGTGGTCGAGCCTGTATCAGCAGAGACCGAGCCCGCTAGAAGGTGGGATGTTCAAACGGGAATGGTTCAAGGTGGTCGAGGAGCCGGGGAAGATTGTTAAGCGCTGCCGGTACTGGGATTTGGCGGCTACTCAAGGGGGTGGGGATTACACGGTAGGCGCTTTAATTGGACTAAATGACGAGGGGGATTATATACTTCTCGATGTGGTGCGCGGTCAGTGGGAGCCTCACAGGCGTGACGCGATCATTCAGGCTACGGCAGCGAGTGACGGGCGGGAAGTGATGGTCCGCGCGGAGCAAGAGCCGGGAGCCTCGGGCGTGGCACAAATTGACGCGATGACTCGAAGGCTGACGGGGTATCGGTTCAAGGGTGAGAAGGTGACTGGGGACAAGGTAGTCCGGGCCGACGCGGCATCAAGCCAAGCGGGCATCGGGCGGATTAAGTTACTCAAGGGGGAGTGGAATCGGGCGTTCCTTGACGAGGTGACGATGTTTCCCAATGGGAAGCATGATGACCAAGTGGACGCCTTTAGCGGGGCGTTTAACGCGCTAACCAAACCAGTATCTAGTTTCTGTGTAGCATAGGATATTTTAGGTATGCCAAGGTCTGAAGAAATCGCAAAGGCAATGGCTGAGATGGACCGCTTTAATCAGCAGCCCCGCGCTACTGTTATCGAGGAGCGATACGAGAAGCGCGTAGCGAGCGTGGGCGGTTCCTATGGCGGGCTGGCTGAGCTAATGAGCCAAGGCAGGCCGGGCAATTGGGCGAGCGACCACAAGGCAGAGGCAGAGAAATACTCGGGCTGGCATTACGTGGCGATCTCGGCTATCGGCAAGGCGATCCGCTCCTGTGATGTTGAAGCCTACCAAGAGCCGGTAAGGGAATACTCCAAGGCTTACAACGCGGAGGATGATGATTCGGCTCCGCTTCCGAAGTGGCATCCCCTGATGAAGATTCTGAAGCGGCCTAGCGCGAGTCAATCGGGCGCGAGCTTCCGGGAAGAGGTGGCTATCCAGCTTTGCCTCACGGGCAGCGCTTTGATCTGGAACGTGCCAAACCAAATGGGCCGGACGGTCGAGCGGTACATCATCCCTACGGCGATTGCCGAACCAAGACAACCTGAGAAGGGACTTCCCAAGGGCGGCTGGTACATTAACCCCGAGGTAGCCCGGTGGCAGGTAGAGAATGGCTGGTTCCTTTACACGGGACTAGCGCAGGCTATCGGCAAGGTAATCGACGCGCGAGACGTTCAGGTTATCCGGTTCATTCACCCGACCTTTAAGGATGAGGGGCAGAGCCCGGTTAGCGCGGGCGCCTTGTGGACTGACACGAGCGAGAAGATTGACGTATCCCGCCACGCCCACTTGCGGAACGGTTCCGATCCCTCAGTGATTATCGGGATTGATGGGGTCGAGGACGAATCGACTCTCCAGCGAATGAGCGCGAAGTTCAATGAGAAATACGCTGGACCGAGCAAGCACGGGAAAGCGATGTTTGTGAACGGGCAGAATGTCAAGGTGGAGCCGGTAACGCGGACTCCTGCCGAGATGGCCTATGAGGGGGCGTTCGCTCAGTTCCGGGACGCGATTATGGCGCTGCATGGGGTAACGCCTATCGCAGCCGGTATCGAAGCGCCTAGCGGTGATGATGGGCTCTACGCGCCGCTGAAGCAGTTTATCGCGGGAACGGTTCAGCCGATTCTCGACCTTATGGCGGAAGAGGATACCGAGCAGCTCGCTAGTCAGTTTGGCGAGGGGCTGACGGTCTTCTACACCGCTCGATCTATCGACGACGCAAAGCTGACCGAGCAGCAAATTAACACCGATATCGCAGCCGGGGCGATTGAGGTAGACGAGATCCGCAAGCTCCGAGGGAGGAAGCCGTGGGGCGGTGAGAAGGGGAAAGCGGTAGCCGGGCAGGGACCGAAGCAGGAAGGGCCGGGAGGTCTGCCGGGTCTGAATCAGGGGGTTCCGGGATTAGACGCGCCAAAGCCTCCAGCAGGCCCACAGGCGAGCGTTCCGGGTCAGCCCGCCCAACCAGCCAAGACACCGGAACAAATCGCAGAGGAGGCCGTAGCGAAGGCTCTAGCGGCCTTTGAGGATAGGATATCGGTCTTGCTCAAGAGTGGCAGCGATTGCGGCGCGAACGGTCCCGGAGGCGGAGGGTTTCAGGCTGGCAACGATTGCGGGGGAAAGCGGGGAGGCAAATGGAGTGAAATGGCCGGTGGTGCAGGGGCAATCGCTGAGGCGGAAAATCAGATTCGCGGCTCCAAGTCAGAGGTTGCTGTTATTTTTAACCCTGACGGTAAAGAGCTATTTCGGGTGAACGGGATCGAGAATAAGGTAAAATTTACCGATCAAGAATATTCAAAATTTAGCGGCAAGATTATTACGCACAACCATCCGAGCGATTCAGGCCAACTGGGAACAACTTTTTCCGACCAAGATTTAGCCCTTGCCATAAATGCCAACTTAAAAGAATTAAGGTTGGTTGGTTTAGACGGGTCTACTCATTCAATAAAACCATCCGGGGAATCTTGGCCGGATCTTGACGATGTGAATTCAGCCCTAAAAAAAGAGAGAGCGAAGCTAAAAAAAGAAATCAAGGCTGGCAAGCGTTCTATGTTTGATAACGTAACGCGAATATCTCTGGAAAATGTCTCCGCCAGACTTGGTATTAGTTATACGCAAGAAAGCAACCGTAAAGCCAAGTCCCTCTCCAAGAGCGCTGACGGATGTGGCGCCAATGCACAGGGCGGAGGTGGATTCCAGCCCGGTAATACTTGTGGGAAGCGGGACGGTAGCGAGGGGGAGTCTCAGGGCGGAGACGCCCGCAAGGTAAACGCTAAGGTACTGGCGTGGGCGAAAGAGAAGTTCGGTGACGAGAAGGTAGCAGAGAACTTCGTGCGGTGGTTCGGTGATTCCAAGGTAGTCGATGATGACGGGAACCCGCAGATAGTTTATCACGGAACTACTGGAAAGTTTGAAAATGTTTTCGACCCAGCAAAGGGGGAGCTAGGAAATCACTTTGGAACTCAGGAAGTAGCAGATGGTTTTGCATCTCGCTTCAATGAATCTGGCAAGGGAAATCGCGTTTACCCTGCGTTTCTGTCAATAAAAAATCCTTTGAAGATGGTTGATAAGGGCCAATGGGATAACCTTCAAGTTTTGGAGACTTTGGTCGCCAATGGAAAGATGACACAGAAAGAGGCTGACGACTGGCAATCAGGATTTCAAGAAAGATGGTCGGCTCATAACTGGAAGAGTGGGCCTTACCCGCGACAGCAAGAGACAGTGAATTTACTTTCGTCTCATGGGTATGACGGCATAGAATATATCAATCGACGGGAAGGGATTAAACTCCCAAAGGACTTATCTGAGAATACCAGCAGGCTTAATGGGCTCTCGGATAATGAGTTTCTTGAGCGAGTGCCAAACGCTACCACGAGCTATATCTCTATCTACCCCAATCAAATCAAGTCCGCTACGGGCAACTCAGGGACGTTCGACCCCGACAATCCGAACATAACCAAGAGCGCTCCCTCAGAGGGCTATCGGCCTCCAGTCTCGGCACAGAGCAACGCGAGAAAAGTCCTTCGATGGAAGCGCGAACACGGGGACGCGGTACAGGGGATGACCGCGACGGGTTGGGCTCGGGCTCGGCAGCTCGCAAGCGGGAAGAAGGTCAGCCGGGAGACGGTGGGCCGAATGGCGGCATTTGCGCGGCATCGAAAGAACAGCAAGGTAAACCCCAAGTTCCGCGCTGAGCCGTGGCGAGATGCGGGATACGTGGCGTGGCTGGGCTGGGGTGGTGACTCGGGGATCAACTGGGCAGCGGGAATCGTGGCTGGTGAGGGGAAGAGCGGGAGTGACTGCGGGGCGAATCAGCCGGGAGGTGGCGGCTTCCGCGCGGGCAACACTTGCGGGAAAGAGGACGGCGGCTCAGGTGATTCGGGTAGCTCGAAGGTTCGCCAGTGGGCAGAAAAGAAGTTTAAGGACAAGCAGACCGCCGAGAACTTTGCTAAGTGGTTCGGGGACTCTAAGTTTGTTGACGAAAACGGCGAACCGATAGCCGTGTACCACGGGACTTCTACGGGGTTCACGGAGTTTCGCAATACAGGGGCAAGGCTTCCGTCAATTGGTTACGGGTTTTACTTTTCACCAGATGCGGACGTTGCATCGACTTATGCGACAGGAGAAACCCCGCAGGTAATGCAGGTTTACTTGCAAGCGGACAAGGTTTTAGACTGGGATAACCTAAGCAAGTCTGACCGGGAAGCAGTTGAAAATAGATTGGTCGGTATTGTTCCAGATGACAGGCTAGCTGGTTTTGGTTCGCCGCAGCAGCGGGCATTTTCTAGAGAGCAAGACGATGAAGCCGAGGCGTTTTATAGGAAAAAAAAGAAAGAGACCGCTCACCTGTACCATGACCGCGCGAAGGCTAGAGTAGATTTTACTGAAGATGGTACGGTGATTTCTTGGATGGAGCCGGGGCTTGGTAGCGCAACCGATAGCAACCTGAGAACGCTGGCGCAAGAATACGATATGCAGATTGGCGAATCGCTTGGCTATGATGCTGTCAGAAGCGGTCTTGAGATTGTCGTATTCCGCCCCAATCAAATCAAATCGGCTACCGGCAACTCAGGTGCTTTCTCGCCGGACTCCCGAGATATCACGAAGTCCTCTGGCTGCGGTGCTAACGCTCAAGGCGGTGGCGGATTCCAGCCGGGTAATACCTGCGCGAGAGAGGACGGGGGCGGAGATGAATCGGGCGACGATTACCGAGGAAACCATCGGGCGCCGGGAAGGGATTCAGGCGCCCCCCTCCATGATGTGACCGGGAACGGGGAATACTACCCTGATGATATCTACGGCCCGAAGGCTGTAAGGCTCTACAACACTGGGAGCGGGAATAAAGAGATGGACGCCAAGTCTATCAAGATTATTCAGTCTCTCCGTGGAAAGCCGGATGCTGAGGTGACGATCTACCGAGCGGTTCCGAAAGACACAGATGGAAAAATCAATCCCGGTGACTGGGTAACGATTAACCGTGATTACGCTGTCACTCATGGCGAGGGGCCGCTTCGTGGCGAATATAGGATAATGGAGCTGAAGGTTCGCGCGTCTGACGTTTTCACTAGCGCGGACAGCATCCACGAGTACGGCTACGACCCTGCCGAGCGCTCTAAGTCCGGCTCAGACTGCGGCGCCAATGCCGAAGGGGGTGGGGGATTTCAACCGGGAAATAGTTGCGCGAGAGGTGATGGCTCTAAGAGTGGAGCCGGTGTAATCATTAACGCAAAAGACGCCGCAACTGCCATCGCAAAAGAGGTAATCAAATGGGCGGAGAAAATGAAGCAACAAGATCGGTTGGCTGGGGAAATGCCGACAGAGGAAGAAGTTAAACAAAATTGGATGAAGCTGTTTCGTAGTCGAAAGCTAAACGAAGGCGACAAAACGGCATTTGCAGAATTGAACCCTGAGCTAGAATCCTCGATACGCGATGCGGTACAGCAAAACAGCTCAAACCCTGCTTTTCAGGAATTTGTTAAAATTCACGGCGAGTCTCCCGTTATTTACCGGCGCCAAGAAAAAGGACGAAGCCCAGCAGCGGAATACCGAGGGGTGATTCACGTTTTCGACTCCCCTTTCTGGAAGGGCGAGGGAACGGATGAGCTAAAACCGGGCAAGGCTACAGCCGGTGGCATGGGAGGCTATGCGGCTGTCATTCGGCATGAATACGGCCACAAGCTATACGGCGGGCTGACTGTTGACCAGCAAAGGGAGTGGAGTGGTCTAGTCTCCGCAGTCAAGGATGTAGGAAAAGGTTTAACATCCTACGCAACAAAGAACCCAGAAGAAACATTTTGCGAGTTGTTCGCGGTTACGACAGACAAGCGATTTAATCCGAGCAGTTTCCCGGATTGGGTGAATCAATTAAGGATTAAACAGAGAGAGTGGTTATTATGACGCAACCATTTCCCGATCAAGTCGATGAGTTCGAGCCGTTGTATCGGACGCCTTGGCCCACCAAAGAGGAATTGCTTTTGGTATCTGCCGAGCGATCCAAATCCGGCTCAGGCTGTGGCGCGAACGCTGAGGGTGGCGGAGGCTTTCAGCCCGGCAACACTTGCGGGCGCGAAGATGGCGCGGAGAGTGGGGGAGAGGGTTCAGCCTCCAAGCAAAAGCTAACAAACAAATGGAACCAGCTCTCTGCCGAGTTAATGAACGCTTCCGGCATGTCGTTTGATGAGGTTCTTGATAAGGTAATGTCCGTCAAAGGTGGAACCAAGGCAGAGATCGACTGGATGCAGTCAGAGGTTGACAAGCTGAGATCTGGTTCGTTCACTGAGGCCAGAAAAAAGGTTCGCGCCGAACTCGAAAAGATTCGGGAGGATGTTGTTTCGGTGTGGAGCGTAGAGGAAGAAAAGATCAAGGCAGCAAACAAAGCCGCTACAGAGGCCGATAATAAATGGAAGGATTTATCTAAGCAGCACGGGCTGGCGTTCTTGGAGCTGCACTTGGAGAAAGAGAAGTTAAGCAAAAGCGTCAGTCCAGAAGGCGAGCGAAAAGTAGCCGAGTTGACTGAGCAGGTCGATAAACTTGATGGCCTGCAAAAAGAGTCTTCGCGGAATTTAATAAAATCACTGGACGAAAAAAAGGCTGTTGAAGATGCGGCTCGGCTAGCCGTTGCCAAGGTGCTTGCCAATGACGCCGAATCAATCTCGAAAACTGCTTATGATGTTCCATTGCAAGAGCTGAGGGATCGACACCTCGACAAGGTTAAGTCCGGGATGTTTACCGACAGATCGACGGAACGTGCGCAAGAGTTGGCTGAGCAAGGTTCGCAGAAAAAGCCTCGCGTCGAGTCTCAGGAGTTTCTTGCCTTAGCGGCGAATATAGCCATCCATGAAAACGCTTTAAGGGCTACTGTGGAATATGGTGATATCGACAGGGCTCACGCAGTCCCAGAGATTGACAAGTTCAAGTATTTTGCTTTGACTGACTCAGGAGCCTCAAAGGAAGAAGCAAGGGCCGAGTCTATTGGGACCGGCAAGGTTGCTCTGTCATACGGTGAAGATGTGCCAACTTACCTCCATGAGTACGCCCACCAGATAGAGTTTAACTCCAGAGAAGCTAGGGAGACTGCGCGTGACTTTTTGATGGAAAGGGTTTCTGGGGATAGGTTTGAAACGCTATCGACTGTTTTCGATAACGCTGGCTATGGTCCTGAAGAGCGCGGCGCGGATGATAATTTCGCAGCCGCATTTAAGGCGGTCGGATACAATAAAACAGACGGCAGCTATAGCGACCCAGCGCGGAGGGCTTACTACGCTGGCAAGTATTACAAGGACGGATTTACAGAGACGCTTTCGATGGGGATTGAGCTGTTCCACAAGAACCCTGCGGAGTTTGCCCACGCTGACCCTGAGTGGTTTGATTTGGTAACTGGAGTTCTGACTGGGCGACTGCTCCCGAAAACTCAAGAGAGGATTAAGGCGCGAAAATGAAAGCCGTAGTTAAATACAAAAAAATGAGGTTCACGGTCACAACTAAAGGCGGTCTCAAGGTTACAGGCCCAAAGGGGTTTGATACCGCGCCTCTGGTTGAATACCTCCAGACGGCTTACCAGATGGACTACAGCCCGGCGCTAGGATTCCCGGTTGGGTTCTACGCGGAACGGTTAGCCGCGCTCCTAGATGGCGAGGTGGCTAGTGTTGAATTAGGAGAGGAACCGGAAGGGATGATATACTAGGGCCATGCCAGACGACCCCAACAGACTAGACAACGAGGCCAAACTCCAGACGGTGATCATGGCGCTCCTGCTCGACCTTGAGCAAGCGGCGCTCTCCCGGCTCGGGGATAGGCCGATGATGGACGACCTGCCGCAGTGGTTCTACGCGCAAGCCAAGCAGATGATTAAGGTCGAGGTGGCGCCTATCCTCAAGGATGTAGCCTTTGACGCGGCAATCCGAACGGGCGATGAGCTGGGCTGGGACTTGAACGCTATCGGGATCGCCTCAGAGATTAACCGGAGGATTGATAACCAGTCTACGCTCTTGGCTGAGTCGATTCTCACGAAGCTCCAAAAGCAAGTAGGCGACCGGGTGCGGCAGGTCCGCGCGGGTGAGCTGGCGCTGGGCGCTTATCTGTACATGCTCTGGGGCGAGAAGTTCCCGGAGTCGGTGAGCATTACCGAGACCACGCGGGCTATCTCAGCGGGTGAGAACGCGACCACGAGAGAGCTGGAGCGAGAGATTGCTCAGCGGCGCCGCGAGGTGCTAGGTGGTGACGGAGTGGCTGAGGGATATGAGCCGGATGATTCCGAGACGGTAGGCGGGACCAAGCCGGGTGAATCAGCAGCGCCGAAGCCTAGCGAGACGGGTACGCCAAGTAGACCACGTAGGCCGATGGCGGATCTCAAGCTGCTCAAGGTGTGGCATACTCAGCGGGATGAAAAGGTCTGCAAGATCTGCGGGCCACTCGAAGGAAAGAACCAACGATTCTGGGAGGATAAATTCCCTAACGGCCCTCCGGGACACAATAATTGCCGCTGTTTTCTAACCTACCAAGTAATAGGGACCGGGCTTTGAGCTGGACTCCTGAGCGGCGCAAGGCTGCGAGCGAACGCGCGAAAACCCACCGACCTTGGGAGCAGCGTAAACCTCCGGCCAAATGTGGAAAGTGTGGCGGTAGGTCTATCGTGCGCCGTAGTGGTCTGGTGGGTTATCGCTACTGCGAGGACTGCGGCAAGGGAGAGAAGACTTAGCTCCGGGCCAGTTCCGCAACTTCGATTCGCAGGCTGTAGGCGAGTTCCTCTATCGTGGACTCGCGGGCCTGAATCATCTTTATCTCGCCAGCCGGTATCTCGAAGATTAGCTCGGCGTAGTACCAGTGGTAGCATCTCCAGAGGCGGAGTTCGCCGTATTCGAGTAGGTCTTGTAGTTCGTTCATGTGGAGCCTTGTTCCTTTTTTCTTGCAAGTCGTCGCCGGTGTTTGTTGTCCATTTGCTCTACTAGCCTGCCGTGAGCCTGAAAGGTCGCGACCATCTGGCTAGTAGTGGAGCCGGATATCCGCGAGGCTCTAACATCGTCGCTCCACCCTGCCCTAATCTGTTCGAGCGCCTCCATTGCTTCAGGGGAAAGCTCTAAGCCGATTCCTTTTGGTGGGTGTTGCTGTAGCGTGAGAAATTCCATTTGATTCGCCTCAGTTGGTTGGTGAAAAGAAAAAGCCCTTTAACGCGGGGCCAGCGGCTAGTTCGGCGTCCTTTTGTTTATGAGGAGTCAGGACGGTTTGCCAGCTTGCGAGGGTTACGCGCCACCACTCGCTAGGCGCTATGAAGTCTCGATATCCTATTAGAAGGGGTAAGCGGTATCTTCCTGCTTGCGAGCGCGAGTCTCTCCCGCATCGACGGCCTCCAGCATGGCGCGGGCCTGCTCGACCTGAGCCATCATCTGGGCCAGTTGCATGACCTCGTTGAGAAGCTCGGTGGGCCTGCGGTTGTGCGGTAGGCCGTAGTTCTCGATCTCAGCGATGGAGCGCTCGGCTAGGTCGCGGATACCTTCGAGGTTAAACTTGAGCCGGAATCCGAGTAGGCTCTTGAGGGCCTCCTCAGCTTCCTTCTCAATCTGCTCAGCGGTCTTGATCTCGCGGGTCCGTTCGTAGAGTCCTTTGGGGTAGTTCATTAGTGTTTCTCCGGGGTTGTGGTAATTGACTCGTAGACTTGCCGACCGTGATAGGGGTTGTGATTTACTAGCTTCCACTCCCAGCCATCGGGCGGCATTTGGCCGGGTAGTGTTGCGCAGTAGTAACTTGAATCAAAAGCAAAAACGTGAATCCTGACGTAGCGGGTAGGTTGGTAGCGGTGTTCTCTAATGCTTTCGACATCCGACCAGACTGACCACGCAATAGCTTCGGCGGCTGACTTTGTGCGTTTGGCTGTCATTTGCGGGCATCCTAAGCGTAGGCGGTGAAGCTCTGAGGTGTGCCGTCCCAAAGGCGGGCGCTCTCGTAGCTTTCGATAGTGACCCACTCGCCACGTAGCGAGCGGCGGAATTGCTTGCCGGTGGCAGTCTCACCGGGGATAACCTTACCCCGCATGTTGCCATCTTCCGTGATGATGGTGGAGAGCTTCTCAAGGGTCACGGTCTTGGCGGTCTTGCGAACCACGCGGTAGAAACAGACGTTGGTTTGTTCGTAGCCCCACTGGCTGGTAAAGATGGTTCCGACTTCGATGGTGGCTTGGTCGTTCATTTGGGTTCTCCGGTTAGTTGCTGAGATATGACTGCTTAAAATTGTTTCTGATTACCGACTCTGCCCGCTCGACCATTTGGAGCAGTTCGGAAACTGACCACTCAACAGCGGTGACAGTTTTGTAGTGGGCTACGCATGGCTCGCATTTTGCAAGGCTTCGCAATCGCCTTACGAGTTTCTTGCGGTTTTCCATTGTGTCATCCATCTGCCAGTATCCGGTTAGTGGTGAGTTGGTTACAGAGGGTTATTCGCTAGTCTCGATATCCTATTGGCAGGATTCAGAAAAATTCTCGATTAGTTTCTTGAGCTGCCTGATTTGCTTGCGGGCTGACTGGCGCTCCTCTGCTTCGTCAGAGTCGAGCATCTCGCTCTGGCAGGTTCCGCCCTCTAGGAACAGGCTGAGAACGTGGCGGGCCTCGCTGACAAGCTGGGAATCCTCCATAGCCTCTAGTTTGATTCCGTCATCATGGCAGACGTTTTCAAGGGTGTTCGATAGCTCGGTGATGCGGTTGGCGGCGAGGATTAGTTTCGGGGTAGCCATTTCATTTTCTCCTAGTTGGTAAACTGAACAGGTAACAAGAGAGTATTCGCTAAGCACGTTAGCCTATTGGAAAGATTCCAAAAAATTCTTGGTTGCCTCGTCAGTGACCGGGAACCGCCCGGCCAGACCCCCGCAGGGGTTTCGGCTTACTCCGCGATATTTAAGACTCGCTCTTGTCCGAGGTCGAGCTTGAATCGCAGGGATACCCGGTATTCATTCTCGTAGGTCGGGACTCCCGGCTTGTATGGCTGAAGTACAGACTTCGGAAAGTAGCACTCGTAACCGTTATCAATGTTCTGGACTTTTACGGCCCGCTGGGTTTCGCCTACAACCTTCACGATAGCAGCATCAAAAGCCCGCTCGTGAATAACCAGTGTTTGCCCGATAGTCATTTTTGATTCTCCGTTAGTGGTCTCAACTCGTCCCATTGTATGAGTGAGTATTCGCGTCCTGCAATAGGATATCGGAAGTAAATTGACAGAAAATTCAGGCTTTTCCTAAGTCCTTGAGCCACTAGGACTTACGGCGGGCTAATCAATGTTAGAAACGGTATTTGCCGCATTTCCAGTAAATAGGATATCCTGCCACCATGAGAAAACGTCTCGGAACGATCTACAAATTCGCCGGTTCCCCTGCATTAGCTGGGGCCGGTCGCATTACGAACGTAGACACCGCGCGAAGGACAGCCTCGGCGGTTATCTCGACTCCTGCGCCGGATCGGGTGCGCGACTCGCTCAATCCGCTGGGCTGCTCACTAGATGAGTACCAGACTAACCCGGTGGTATTTTGGGAACACGGCAAGGTATTAACCAAGCCAATCGGCACGAGCCAAGACCCCAACACCGGCAGGCTCTCGGTTCAAAAGACACAATCCAACGTAGTCGCTACTTGCTGGTTTACGGATAAGTTTCTCGAAGCTGAGCAGATTTTCGAGCTGGTAGCCGAGGGGACGGTTCGGGCTACATCGGTTCGCTTTACGCCGGTGACTCAGCCGGTGGTCAGAAAGTCAGATACCTACTTTGAGGAATGGATGCTCCTCGAATGGAGCTGGGTTGGTATCGGGTGCAATCCCGAGGCCATCGCGGCAACGGTTGCCAAGGGGCAGCTCGCGGGACGGCAGATTGTGCCGAGTATCGCGAAGAGTTTGGAACTGTATTTACCTAATCGCAAGATTCAAGTACCGGGGTTCAAGGCAATGGAATACGAAGAGATGGAAGACGAAATGCCTCAAGATGAAGGCATGACCACAGAGGACGCCCCGAAAGAGGAAGAGGACCGAGCCGAAGAGATGCCAGCCAAGGGCTACGGCGCTCAGCTTATGGAAGCGGCCTATAAGGCTGTCTCTGAGCTATACGGCAATATGGAACAAGGGATGGGGCCGCTGGAGAATCCAACGGTCAAAGAGGCCATGACGGCGATCATGGAGAACCTCGGACAGATCAAGCTGGCGATGGAAGGCGCTTACTCCGAGAACTACAAGGCGAAGCTCGGTGAGGTGTGTGAGTCGTGCGGGCAGGAACAGGACGAGGAGGCGATGCTCAAATCGTTTCTCTCTCTTGGCGCTACCCAGCGGTTTGAGTTGATGGGCGTGGCGGATCGACTGAAGAGCGTTTCTTCGAGTCGCAATCTGACAAAGTTCCAGCGCGACAATCTGCGGGAATCCGCTCGGACTCTGGATCGGCTGTTCTCTAAGGCGAAAGAACAGCGGACACAGAAGCCGAAGGAGACCCCGGAAGTTGCAAAGCAGCTCTCTGAAATGTTTGGAGAGATGAAGGACTTAATCGGAACGCTCAAAAGCGCGGTTCCGGCTCGTAAGTGATTTTTCACAAGGGAATAGGATATGAGTGATATCGATCTGAAAAACAGCATCGACGAAATCCGCAAGGAGTTTGGTTCCTTGCGTGAAGTGTTCAAGGGTTTGAACCAGCCCGCGCCACGGTATACCGAGGACGCTGAAGGTGGTTCAGTTTCGTACTTCGAGGAATCGAATGAGTACGTTGCTTTCGACTTGGAGAAGGCTCGCGCTGAGCGGGAAGCCGGTCAGAAGTGCAAGAGCTTGAAACTGCCCAAGGGCTACAAGCACGGAGTCTTCAAGGGCTTCGGTGACTTCCTCAAGAGCGGTTATCAATCCGGTGGTACTGGCGAATGGCGCTCGAAGGTCAACAACGTCTACGAGAAGGCTATCCAAGGGATGGGCGTTCAGGTAGGCGAAGACGGCGGGTTCCTCGTGATGCCAGAATTTGCTTCCGGGATTCTGGAGCGAGTCTACAGCAATAACCTGTTTGCTCAGACGGACAATTACACCGTATCGGGCAACACCATGACCTTTAACCGCAATGCGGAAACCAGCCGGGCCAATGGCTCGCGGCATGGTGGCTTGCGTGGTTACTGGGGTGCGGAAGGTGGCTCGCTGACCTCCAGCTCTCCGAAGATTCGGCAAACCGTTCTGAACCTGAAGAAACTTCACGTTCTGGTTTACCTGACACAAGAGCTGATCGACGACGCCGGTACTGCAATCGAGCAGTACGTTACCCGCAAGGCCGCTGAAGAGTTCAACTTCATGCTAGGTGATGCGGTGTTTAACGGTACTGGTGTTGGTCAGCCTTTGGGTATCCTGAGCGCTCCTGCTCTGGTCTCGGTTGCCAAGGAAGCCGGGCAAGCGGCGGATACGATTGTTGCCGCGAATATCGACAAGATGTTTGCTCGCAAGATCGCCGGTGGAAACTACTCTTGGTATCACAATCAAGACTGCGGCGCTCAACTCGACAACCTCGCGCAGGATGTTGGTACGGGCGGCATGGCTCTGTATCGTCCGGCTAACGGAATCGCTGGCGCTGCTCCTCAGACTCTCAAGGGTCTGGGCCGCGCAGAGACCGAGTTCAACTCGACTCTGGGTGATCAGGGTGACTTGATTCTTGCCGACCTCTCGAAGGTGCTGAGCATCTCCAAGGGTGGCATTTCTCAACAGGCCTCGATGCACGTTGCCTTCTTGACTGACCAAATGGCTATCAAGTTTACGATGCGCTGCGATGCTCGCCCTTGGGAAGATACACCGCTGACTCCGTACAAGGGCAGCGCGACCCAATCGGCATTTGTTACTCTCGACGCTCGCGCCTAATTCACGAAAGGAATTAACATGAACGCAAGTTTCTTTGGAATGGGATGCGATTTAATCCCGGATCTGATTAACCAAGACGCCAACAGCGATCTGACTGGCGACTGGGTGAATCTTGAGAATTACGAGCGGGCTTACCTGCTCCTCATCAAGCCAGCCGGAACGGCAGGTGATGATCTCTCGATTGTCATCAACCAAGCTACCGACAACGCGGGAACCGGCTCAAAGGCCGTGACTTTCCAGCGAGTTTGGTACAAGGTCGGAACCATGACCGCGCAGAATACTTGGACCTACGTTGACTTGGGCTCAACCGGCTCGGCTGACTTGGACCTCGTGAGCGTGGGTGGTACTGATATCGCTTCGGACACGAGCGCCGCTGTGGTGCTGGTTGAAGTGATGGCCGATTCTCTGGATGTGAACGCCGGTTTCAAGTTCGTCCAATCTTCCTATGAAGGTGACGACGTTGGAAACGCGCTGCTTATCAATTCCCACTGGGTTCTGTGCGGAAGCGCATATCCACGGAATGTTCCGCTGACCGCGCTCAGCTAGTTTGAATCTCACTCCCCAGCGGGTGGCAGGGTGCAATCCATTAGCGCCTTGCCACCCGTTTTTTCTGACCTAATCTCATAACCAAGGACAACCCTGAATATGTCACGTACTGAATTGTTTTCGCGCAAGCAAGCTGGTGGTGTTTTCACTTTTACTGACGAATCAAAATCAACCGGCGAAAAGTTCTGGGTTCATTCTGGAACTGGCTCTAACTCTACTGGCTCTGGGCGCAACCCAGACGCCCCTTTTGCGACTATCGACTACGCTATCGGCCAATGCACCGCAAACCAAAATGACGTTATCTACGTCATGCCGGGCCATGCCGAGACGCTCGCGGCTGATGCCTCGGATATCGCGGTAGACGTTGCCGGTGTCTCGATTGTCGGGCTGGGTAACAGCTCTAACCGTCCGGTGATTACCTTTACTCACACTGGCGCTACGGTTGCCGTGAGCGCTGATAACTGCCGGGTCTCGAATCTGGTATTCCAAAACGACGTTGATAGCCAAACTGCGGTTGTGACCGTGACCGGCGCGGGCTGTACGATTGATAGCTGCTCGTTCATGGAAGGGTCCGCGAAGCAATACCTTTTGGGTGTTCTGGTTTCAACCGGCGCCGCTCGCGCGACTGTGCGAAACTGCGTCTTCCGCTCGGTGGCGACTGGCTCTGACGCGGCTATCCGAATTGGCGCGGCTGTGGATCGCTGTGTTATCGAGGGCTGTGATGTGTATGGCGACTTTAATGACGCCTGCATCCACAACCCAACGGGTAACGTGGCTACTACCATGCGGCTTCAGAACAACATTCTCACCAACCTTCAATCAGGCGATCATGCGATTGAGCTGGTGAGCGCCTGTACTGGCGTGATTGCTTTTAACGTGGTCAATAGCACTCTGGCCGCTGCGGCGACCCGAACGGCACTGGACCCCGGCTCGTGTTACTGTATCGAAAACTATGGCTCGGATGGCGTGGGTGATGTGAACGGCGTTCTCAACCCTGCCGCTGATGCCTAGTAGTTCTTTTTCTCACCGGAGGCGATTTTTATGGCGAAAGAATTTGAACCCAAGGCGGCTGTACCTAATCAGGAAATCTTGGTTAGCGAGGCAGCGAATATCTACCGGCAGCTTGTAGCTCAGAGGCCGGGCTATCAACTCAGCGAACTGGCGAAGCAGGCGTTTACGCTCGCTCAGCCGTTTGCCGAGGAAGCTCAGCGGATTATCTCAGGCGGCAAGGTAGAAGCTCCCAAGGCTGAGGAGCGGTCTCCGATGGTTCTGGTTTGGATGTGGGACGATGTGAAGCAAGAGCCTCTCATCGACGTAAACACGGGGCGACCCGTGACGCAAGAGATGCCGGGCGACCCGGACTCCCACGCTCCGAAACTTAACCCGGCGCACCCGATCAATCAGCGTTATTGGCTGAGCTTGAATAAGCAAGGGAAGTCGATTCCAGAACGCTACAAGGCGGCTCTCCGAGAGTACGCCGAAGCGGTCTTAAACAGCTAAGGGGTGGCCGGTGGCGATTGCGAGCGTAACAGAGTTCAAGACGCATTTGGGGCTGAGTGGAACGGCGAGCGATTCGCTGTACCAGACTTACCTTAATCAGGCGTCCGCGATTATTACTCGCAAGACCGGCCTCGTTTTCGATAGTGCCTCGGCTACAGAGTTTTACCAAGGGACTGGCACGAATCAGCTAGTTCTGAGGCGCAGACCTGTAACAGCCGTGGCTTCCGTTTACGTTGACGATTCGGCGTATTTTGGTTTCGCCTCCGGTGCGTTCGGATCGTCAACGCTTTTAACATCTGGTGAGGACTACGCGCTTGATATTACCTCAAGCTCTTTCTCGCGGAGTGGGATTCTCTACCGAGTTGGTTCGGTCTGGCCGGCGCGAAGAGTGACCAGCGGATCGGAGCTAATCGGCGGAGAGATTCCGGGACTTGGTAACATAAAAGTTACCTATACGGCTGGCTACTCGACAACGCCGGACGATTTGAAACTTGCCGGGATTCTACTCGCGCGGGTGATTATGCTCTCCAGTTCCAACGGCGGGCAGATGGTCGCGAGCGAATCTCTGGAATACTACTCGTATTCACTCAAAGGCAATGCCGACGCTTCTAACGATATGCACTCGGTCCAGTCGATTGTAAATGGATACCGGGAGTTCAACTGGTGCTAGACGCTTCCCAGCTCGCAGATCGTTTTCTGATTATGCCGGGCAGAAAGACGCTCAGTTATCAGGAGCGGCAGGGGCCGACATGGGGGACCGCGTTTACGGTGTATGACGCTGAGAGGAAGAATCCAACGGCGAAAGATTTGGCCGATGGTCAATCTTTCCTGAGCGCTAACGATACGATTTTCTACGTCTGGAAAAGCCGGATAGGTTCAGTTGAGCCTAAGCCGGGCGATAAGTTCAGCGTCTCGGATTCGCTCGCGCCGGACAATGGTGAAGCGTTTACGGTGCGGCTGGTGAGTACGTTCCTGCTAGGTCAGAGATATCAGCTTGTTTGCGGAAAGCAGAAATGACCACGATAGAAGCTGAGCAACTGCCGGGAGTCCTCGATAAGCTCGTAAAGTCTCTCGAAGGCGATATGAGTGAGGCTCTTGATATGTGCCGGGCTGATATCGCGGGTATGTTTATGGATATCTTCCAGCGGGCTCAGGATGCGGGCGGGACGGCATGGCCTGCTCACGCTCCTGAGACGGTAAGGCAGTACGGGCCTCATCCGCTGCTTATCCTGACTACAGCGCTGATGCAGAGCGTGACTACGGATTTCGGGACGGGGGATAGCGTTATCGAGAACTCGGGCCGGGATCTGGCTTGGGGTACAAATCTTGAGTACGGCGGATACAACAACTACGGCACGAGCCGAATCCCTCCGCGCGAGTTTCTCTACTGGACAGATGACGGCGCTGATGCTGTGGTAGAGACGCTCGGTAAGTGGGTGGATGAGAATATCTTGGGGAGTATCTAAGTGCCGACCACGTACACTTATACCGACAAAGGCGACGGGTTTGGGGTTACGCTTACAATTGCCGGGGGTGGTGCTGGGGATAGTCATACTGCCTACGTTCAGGCTTTTTCAGGGGGCTTGGGTTCCTCTGGGACTTGGACTAGCCCCGGAAGCCGGATTGGAAACGGTGTTATCAATCTTCTTTTGACTAACGGGCATTACTTCGGGTATGTTTCGTCGGCTGGCGTTCCTAGTTCAGTGCAATACTTCGTATCTACTGGCTCGACAACGAGCGTTCATTATCGCTGTTTAGATGCGGTACGGGCGCGAATCCTGCTTTGTGATTTGGAAGATTTAGCCGATGCCTCGGTGGTTATCCGTCAACTCCCAAGTGATCGGGGTTTTGATGATGGGACGTATGACCTGCCGGGGATTGTGATTAGTCAGATCGGGGTCGAGAATCAGAATCCTAGTGAGGGGACGAATATCCGTGATGATGTTCAGTACCCGGTAACGATTACGGTACTGGCTGCGGGGAATCAAGACCTCGTAACGAATCAGGAAAAATACCTCAAGTGGCGCGAACAGATTAACCGCGCTTTGAGGAATCAGAGGCTAACGGGGGTGGATGAAGTTTACAAGGTCACGGTCACGCCGGGTCCGATTACGTCACCTAATGCAGCTTGGAACAACTACTATCACTCACAACTAATCGTGCGGTGCGTAAGCCGCGAGGTTAGAGGCTTATAAGGAAAATAGGATATGGGTACTCCCTCGATCAGTACGCTGGCGAAAATGGCGTTAAAATCTGGCGTGGTCACTGGTATCAGCGATTTCAGCGCTGGAACTGCGATTGAGTTCTTGTCTGAGGAACTGCGATACACTCAGGCGCTTCTCTACAATAACGGAATCCGTGGTACACGCTCCCGCAATGGCGAACGATGCCGGATTGCTCAGGGCGTGGTTTCGGGTTCAATCGTCCTGCACCCGACCCCTACAGAGATTACGTCGCTCTTGCCGCTTATCTTGGGCTCGGGAAGCGTACTTGCCGAAGCGGTCGAGGAGTTCGGCGTTCTTATTGACCGGGTGGCAAATCGATTTGTCTACACTGGTTGCCGGGTTAGCCGCGCTACCATCTCCGGCTCGCAGGGCCAGCCGATTACTTTCCGGCTCGATATCGAGGGCGAGACTGAGGTGATTTCGGCTTCGGCGTTCCCTTCGCTGACCATCGACGCGGGGGCTCCGTATATCTTCTCGGATACCACGTTTACTTTATCGGCAGACGCAAGCGCTACTGAGGTTCGCGCGTTTGAGATTGTGATTGATAACGGATTGATCACCGACCGTTTCAATAACTCGGTGACTCGAACGGTTATCCCCGGCGCTGACCGGATGGTAATGTTTAATCTGACAGTTCCCTATACGGCTGACGAGGTGAACTTACACGCTCAGACAGCAGCGGGCGCGGCTGGTACGCTGACCGTAACTAACGGCAATACATCTACGCTCTTCTCGTTTGCGAACCTCAAGAGCAATCCGGGCCAGAGTCCGGTTGTCGGCTCTCGTGGTGGCGAGATTCTCTTGAATCTCCAGCTTCAGGCATACAAAACAGATGCTTCGGGTGTTGCGGAACTTGTGATCACGAATGACGCGACGCCCTAGTGAGCAGGAAAATGGCAAGAATTGATATTACGAACAAGCGGTTTAATAGGTTGACTGCGATCAAATACGTAGGAAAAAACACTCACGGTCATTCTGTTTGGGAGTGCTTGTGTGATTGCGGTAAGACCGCTTTTGTTCCTGTTGGTTGTTTGAGTACCGGAAACACCAAAAGTTGCGGTTGCTTAAAGCTGGAGCGATCGTCTTTTCTTAATCGCACTCACGGAAAGTCTAGTTCTCCCGAGTATCGCAACTGGTGCGCGATGAAGGAGCGATGTAACAGCGAGGCTCACAAAAACTACGGGGATTATGGCGGGCGAGGTATTCGTGTTTGTGATCGATGGAAAAGCAGTTTTGAAAACTTCTTAACCGATATGGGTACTCGCCCAACTCCAAGATCAACGGTAGAGCGAATTGATTCAGATAAGGGCTACTCGCCAGAAAACTGCCGATGGGCTGAGATTGATGAGCAGCAAAGAAACAAAAGAAATACTGTTCGCATTGTTTTCAATGGTGAAAGCAAAAGCATCGGTGAGTGGGCTCAATTACTTGGCGTGACTGTCAATTTTATTACCAAAAGGCTTTATCGAGGATGGAGCCCGCATGATGCCTTGTCTGTTCCCAAGTTACGATAGTTATTTTTCTAGGAGGCGATTTTTATGGTTAATGCGTTTATTGACGGAACCCTTGAGGATGGATTTATCAAGGAGTTCAAAAGTGTTCATCCGGCTTGTTCTTTCCGTTATCGGCCAATGCTCCTTGAGCAGCGGGCGGGCATGGTAAAGAAATGCGCGGTAATGCGTGACGCGGCTCAGGCGGAATTGATTGTTGCGTCTGAGCTTGCCAAGCATATCAAGGAATGGGACTTGGTGGATCGCGACGGGGCAACGGTTCCGATTGAGGGGAAGACGATTGCAAAGCTCAAGTTTGCGATGTTCAACCGGCTCGCGGGAATCGTCCTCTATGGAACAGAGGGCTCGGATGATAACCCCGAGAAGCAAACCGAGGAGCGTATCTACGATTCAGAGCTTGCTGCGATTAGCGCGGTTGAAGACAAGTGCGAGGGCGATGTTCGCGTGGAGACTAACTTAAAAAACTAAGGCAAGGTCTAGCGCTGCTCATCACGAATCCTGAGCTTGCGACTAGACCTTGTGGCGATTGCCAGAAGTGGGTTTTTCTCGACAAGATACAAGGCGAGCGGTACGACACAGACGAGCGCGGGGGAAAGATAATGACAAGGAACGGCAAGCGAGTGGAGCGGGGGACTGCTCTACCGCCTTGCCAGACTTGCCCAAAGAAGTCTCCTGAGCAGGCGAAAGACTACGAGCTGAACAACCGGAATATCCGAATGTATGAGATGTACTTGAAATCGCAGGCGACTTGCGGGCTGTGCCTTGGTGACTTGGCGCACGATCCTGTAGTTCAGCGCGATTTCGCGATCATCCATCAAATCGTAACGATGGTCCGGGACTCTCGGGCTGAGATGATGGCTATGCGCGGGGCTTTGCTGTGAATCGAGAATTGACAGTTAATCTCAGGCTAACGGCGGCTACTGGCGAAAATGCCAAGATAGCCTCTCAGGTCACGGATACACTGAACAAGATTCACACGGCGGCTTCTCTCGCGGCTAAGGCTGCGGAATCGGTTGGCAAGTCCGTAGCCACAATGGGAAGCGCTGCGCAGACGGCAAGCCAGAATTCTCAAGCGTTGAAATCTGGTCTTGAGGGAATTAGCCAATCGGCCTCGACTGCGGCGAAGTCTGTTGAGAATCTGACCTCAAGCCTCAAGAAAGCTAATGAGGCGCAGTTGTCGGGCGCTGCGGCTTGGACTTCAGCGGCAAAGCGTTACGCGATGGCTGGGCCGGGGACGACCGCTTACGGCAGTCCTATCGGGCCGATGCCGTCTAGGGCTGGTCCCGGTGGTGTAGAGATGTGGACCTCTGCATCTACCTACTACGGCCCAAGGTCTTTCTCTCAGTTGTCTGGTGCTGAGCTGGGCGCGTTTGCGCGGCGAACAACAGCGGCGAATCCTTACGAGATGTATCACTCTCCGATTGGCCCAAAGAGATTCGAGGATCTGACTGGTCCTGAGTTGTCCGCGTATGCCCGCAGAATGACGCCGGGCTACGATAATAACCACCGTGAAGTTCAAGGGCCGGTTGAGCCTAATTACGGCGGGATTATCGGCGGTATCCAAGAGGATATGGCCTCAAAACTGAAAGAGCAAACCGAGGAGACTAACAGGCTCGCGGATGCGCGGAATAAGCTCGCAGCAATTGACAACAAGTTGATGACTGGCGTAACCCAGCTTGGCAGCGGGATTACATCGCTTGCCCGTTCGATGGTCCTTCTGACTGCGGCGACGGACGAAGACGCTGCCAAGATGCTGATTATGCTTGCCCGCTTTGAGGCGGTTGTTCAGGCGGTCAAGGGCATTACCTCGGTAGTTCGCGGCGCTACGGCGGTCTGGAACGCATACAACAAAGCAGCGGCTATCGCGGCTACTATTGGCGGCGCGGGGATGATGGGCGGTCGGCGTGGTGGTTCGACGGCTGCGGGCTTGGCTGGTGGGGCTATTGCCGGGGGTTCGGTGGCGGCTGGCGGAGAGGCTGCGGGTGGGTTCCTTACTAGCACCTTGGTAGGTATCGGGCAGGGGCTTACAGAATTGTCACCGTTGGCAACTGGTAGCGCAATAGGCCGAACCTTCCTCGGTGGTGTAGCTGCTGGTTACGGCGCTACTGCGCTGGTAAACAACGGGCTTATGTACGATGTACGAGGCAACCCGCTAACCGCTGGAGCTAGGACTGGTGCAGTCAATCAGGGCTATGGAACACAACAAGCCTTTGAGTGGGACTCGCTTACTGGTTTCTTGGGTTCCACTTGGCGCGCAAGAAACAGCCAGATAGCCTCGGCGGATGGTGTCGCCCGGATGCAGCAACAGCTTGCCGAGCGAGAGGAAATGAATAGCCGAACGTCAAACAGACGGATTCGCGATCAGCGCATTGGACGCGCCCAGTGGGATATCGACACCCAACAATCCATGTTCCTTGCTTCGATTCAAGACCCGGCAAGAAACCCCAACTGGCGAGATCAATTTGTCCAGCAAGGGCGAGTGAACACCGCTGAGATAAACGCTATTGAAAGCCGTTTACGATCTTCGGCGCTAACGATAACCAAAGACGACAATGCCGAGGCAAGAGAAAAAAAGGATGAGGAGCGCAACCAGTTAAGCGAGCGACTCAACGAACTGACGCGGCAAAGGCTGTCTCTCATGCAGCAAGAAGCCGAGACGGCTAATCGGATCGTTGCGTCTCAGCGGCAGAGCCTCGCCCAAATGGGAAGTGGTGATACTAGGAGATTAGCCGATGCAATACGAACCGCTGAATCCGGCGGTGATTTGACGGCGCGGCAGATTGCGATGCTTCGGCAAAACAACATCGTTGGTTATGACGACCAAATTAGAACCAACGAAGAACGATTGATATCGAGAGACCCGAACGCACGATACATCTACGAAAATCAGCGTGAGAAAACGCAGGTAGATGAACTTACTAGAAATTTCAATGTAGCCGTTAATTCTGAAATGGTACTAAAGGTTCAAGCGGAACTCGATAGCTCAGCCCCCAAGTGGATGAGCGAGGCGATGAAGTTCCTGACTCAGCAAGTCGAGAGAATAAAGACAGAGACAGCCAATCTCATCAATCAGCAGTTTGATAACGCAGCCAGAAAGAACGAGCAAAACGGGAAGGCTCAAGGCGGTGGTGGTGGCGGTGTGATTCCTGCAAGCGCTGGACCGGGGATTAAGTAATGTACCTCAAATACGGCAATTATACCCATGAGATAGGCGAGTGCGCAATCGTTATCCAAAAGGAATCCGTCCTTAACGCTGACAATAACAAGGTCGGCTGGAGGGAGACTTGGCAGATATCTGGGATGCTTCGCGGAACTGATACATCCGACCTCACTACAAAGCTCAGGGCGCTGGAGACCGCTTACGGGGTCAACGGTAGGGATTTGCTCCTACTAAACGACAACGGAACTGAGACGGCTCACAAGTTGATTAGCAATCGCTCGCGTAGTGGTGTTATGATTTCCCGGCTGGATTACCCGGTTGGCGAGGGCGCTGAGTACACCACATTCCGCAACTACCAGATCATCGCTGAGTGCGATATCTCAATCCTTGAAGTGGTTGACATGGTTGGCGGAAGAGGAAGAGGGGGAGGCGGTGGAATCACTCTGAGCTACGTCGAGGCGATCACAACTCGCGGAACTGGTGGGCCGAGAATTGTGGTGCTTGAAACAATGGGCGGTCCACCTGTAAAGCAGATAGTCTCAAACCAAACATCGGTGTATAAGACGCAAAGCGGGAGCGCCACAGGTGTTTACGGATACCCTCCGGTTCCGCCTCCGATGGACCCGGCAAACGAGATTGCTGATAGGCGAGTCATTCAGCAGGAATTGCCTTCGACTGTCAGCCCGAACGGCAAGGAATCGATTTACAAGGTTAGTTGGTCTTACGAGTTTGTGAGTTAAGCGATGGCAACAGTATTTTGGAAAGGCGCGGTAGCCGCTACGAATCAGGCCACAAGCTGGGCCTTTGCGGGTACTTGGGAATCATCCGATGTGATCACGGTCACTATCGGATCGAAGACTATCTCAACCACGGCGGGAAGCGCGACAACTGCAACGGTCGTAAGCAATCTGGTGACAACTCTACAAGCGGTAGATGAGCCTGAGTTCTACGCGATTGCTTGGAGCGCAAGCACCACAACGCTGACAGCCACGGCTAACATCGCGGGCGCTCCGTTTACCTGCACGATTGCCACGACGGAAACGGGCGGAGGTGCTGCGGATGCTCAGACTATCAACGGAACCACAAGCTCAACCGGCACGGCGGTAACGACCTGCACCGGCCCGAACTTCGCGAACCTTGCTGGTAACTGGGTTGGTAACTCGCTCCCGGTCGATGGGGATACGGTCGTTTTCAGTAACTCGGACGTATCAGTCCTCTACGGTCTGGACCTCAACGGGGTCACGCCAGCAGCTATCTACATCGACTCCAGCTACACCGGAGAGATAGGATTACCTGCATATAACTCGCTCGCGGGCGGGGTGTACTACGAGTACCGGGATCGCTATCTGAAATTCTGCAACTCAGGCGATGCCGCGACCACTGAGGTTTACATTGGGCAAGGCAACGGATCGGGCAGCGGAAGAATCCAACTGGACTGCGGTACGGGCCGGGTAAATGTCTACGTCTACAGGACTGGACTCAGCAGTGACTCGAACCAAGGGGCGTTTAAGTTCCGGGGTAGTCATGCCTCGAATACTCTCACAGTTCAGCGCGGTTCGGTGTACGTTGGAACGGACAGCGGAACGAATCCGGTAGTAGCTACTTTGAAGGTCGGCTACGTCTCAAATCCCGATGGAGATTCGGCGGTCGAGACGGATGTGGGTGTGACGCTTACGACGGTCGAGGTGTCGGGCGGTGTGCTTACAAGCCGTAGCGCGCTTACCACGCTCACTCAGACGGGCGGGACGGTGAACCATTACGCGGGCGCTGTGACCACGGCGACGGTCGAGCAGGGAACTCTAAACTATCTCTCGACGGGAACGATTACGAATCTCAAGGTAGGCGGTGGCGCGGTGTTTGACTGCCGGGGCTCGATGAGCGCGAGAACGATTACCAATCTGGAGCTACACGCGGGCTCAGAGTTTCACGACCCAGCCGGTACGGTCACGGCTACTAACGGCTATGACTTCTACCGCTGCTCGGTTGCGGAGACGGTGTTTGATGTAGTACCTCACAGAACTTGGACGCCAACTAGCATCTAATGAACAGGGCGCAGGCAGTCATAACCGGAGTGAACCAAGTCATCTCCTTTCGGGGTACGCTCAACCACGGTATCCAGCCTTCTACGTTTGTGGTTGAGATTATTCCGCAAGTGATAAATGAGTCGAATGTAACGATAGCCGTGAAGTACCCCGATCCGGCCACAGCCTTTGAACTCAAAGAATGTATAATTGATTCCAGTTCCTACTCATCGACTCGCTCGGGTTTAATCTCCACACTCTACATCAAAGATTTTCGGTGGAAGTGGGCTTACAAGCGCATTACCTTGCTGGCGAATATCCGCAAGGGTAACGGCGAGATAATCATCGACGAGAATTACGTGTATCACCAACGCAAGATGAGCGTAAGAAATATTCTCGATCAAATAGAGGTAGCCCTCGGCGTTAGAATTATTCTCTCCGCTACGCTCCCGGTTGACTATTACCCCGAGATTATTTGGGACAACTACCCCGCAGCCACAGCGCTGAGCGACCTACTCAGCCCGTTGGCTGTTCGGATTGTGCCGAGTTATGAGCCGAATGTTATTTCAATCCACAATGCCGGAAAAGGTTCACCTCTTCCGACAGATGACCTCGAATCCTACGGCACAGACACGAACCCCAAGGAGAAGCCGAGGCAGATTCGGATTGTCTCCGCGCCGGTAATCAAGACGGTTGATGTTGGCCTTTACCCGGTAGTGAAAACGTCAAACAGATTCGAGCCAGCCGATATGAGCCAGTACCGCCCGAGCTTTGGTCGCTGGGGCGCTGCTGTGGATGTTTCAGACGAGATAGCTTCCTATCCAAACAAAACAGGCCGGGACTTGACAACTCAAGAGTGCGAGTTTGTTGAGCAGTCTGTTTTTAAGTGGTATAGGATCTTGCCCTACCCTAGTCCCGCTACCGAGGAAACTGACGGATCTCTTGGGTGGATTACGACGTCCTCCGTAGAGGGCTATAAAAATTACATACAAACCAACTACGATATTCTTCGTGGACTACAGAATTTTATCTGCGAGCGATCAACCAGAACAACGATAGAGCAAAACGGTGAGGTAACTTACGTCCTGTCTGCTCGCCCTCCGTTTGTCTACGGTGCTTTTCAGCATGAGCAGGAAACTGACGTAGACGCGCAAGCCCACCTAACAGCATCGGGCAACTCCTGCGACTCGTTCAAAGACATTGACGAAAAGACTAAGACATGGTTGTCGTATATTGAGCCTGACACAAACGAGGACAATAAAACTTGGAATGATAGATACCGAAGGTTTATCGTCCCTGTTCCGTTCTCAATCGACTTCGATGCCGGTCTGGTTCAGTTCTCGCGGAAGGTGTTCCTAGAGCGAGACGGTGAGCCATACTTCCCGGAGCTTTGCCTCCGTATCGCGGTTAAAACAATCAATGATAAAGGCACGTTTAACCGGCTTGAGCATGTAATCCAAGTGGACCCCAACAGTCCCGCAGAGGAGATTTACATCGAGCTTAATGACGTTGTACCGATGTGGGAGTACGGGGACGGGTTCAAGAACCGTGATAACTACATGAAGCAGCTTAGCGACTACGGCAGTCAGATACTCGCGTCTCTATTGCTCCCAGATGAAGCCGGGACGGCAACCTATGCCGGGGTGAAGAAGATATACCTCGACGGCTCCATTCAGAGCGTTAGTTGGTCGATTGGTCAAGGCGGGGCGCGGACCTCCGCTACGTGGAACCACGACACCGGGACAGACACAACGGTCAGTTTCCTAGCCCGCCAGCAAGCGATTGAGATGGGCAAGAGCATGAGGGACTCAGACCTACAGCGGAACGCAACCCGCCGAAAGGATATCGGACTGCCGCCGTTATGAGCAAAAGCATCTACGATAACTATTTCTGGATACCATTTCGGAACGATTCCGGCGAGACGATCCCGGCTTATAGTTCCCTCAAGATTACAGGTGTGGTCTCTGGCGGTGCGCGGATTACGCTGACCTGCGACAAGCCAGACAATAGTACGTGTACCTACGCCGCTAGTGGTCCGTTCGCGGTTCCTGTTGATGGGTACGGTAGCGCCTGTGTGTCGTCGCATCGAATCGTAAAAGTATCTGCGTCAGTATCTACCGGAGATGAGATTGGGCCGGTTGGTGGATCTTGGGAATCGGGCGATGGCGGAAACGGGATGATGGTTTACGGCATGATCGACGCTACAAAAAATTTAGCGCTCGTAAGCCTATTGCCAAAGGCGGAGACCTGCGGGCAGGACTCCAGTAGTTCTTACGGCTCAAGCTATTGCGTCTCTATACCGGGCGTTGACTTAGACGCTATCGAGCTTGTTGACGCGGTGGATGCTGATTACGTGCTGGCGATTCGTAACGGGTGCTTGGTCAAGGTCGCTTTAACTGAGTGCGGCTCTGGATAGGTGAAATGGCATCGCTTTGGATAAAGTTTGGCGGTTTGCTTCACAACGGATCAAGCCTTTACGCCTGTGAGGCCTGCCCTTGTCCAGACGGCAGTAGCTTTGGCAGTAGTAGCGGGAGCGGTAGTGGTAGCGGTAGCGGCTCGGTCGGTTCATCTGACGGTTGCACCAGTAGCACTTGTGTAGAGGTTCCATGCTGTCCCGGCGTTCAGATACCAACTGTGCTGACAGTGGTTGTAACCGGAGGAAGTTGTGCCGGAACCTATTCTATGGTTTGGGATGGTCGCGGCTGGGTCAGTGGCGACTTCCCTTACCTAATGGAAATGACTTGCGAAACCTTTGGCTGGTATTTTCAGGTCGCAGCAAGTGCAGAATCGCCCACCAGCGAGGTTTGTAGTCCGTTCCAGCTTGAGTTTAGTTTCATCAGCGATGCTTTGTGTGGCACGTTTACCGCAACAGTCACAGGCTAAAAATGAAAGTCGCCTTCGTTTGGCCGTTCTGGCAGCGGCCCGCAAAATATGATGAACTCCGCTGGTCAGTTCGCAGCGTCTATCAGAACTTCGTCGAGCCGGGATGCGAAATACAAACGGTTATCGTTGGCGATCAGCCAGTGGTCCGAAAGCATACGTCTAGTTGGTATGGCGGCAGAATAATAAGCGTACCGCGTACTGTTTCGGGTGGCGGAGGTGCAGGGCTAGAGGACCAATGCCGCAAATGGATGATGGCCCTTGAAGACGAGAGCTTGCCGGATACGCTCGTTTGGATGATGGACGATGTTTACTTAATCAAGCCTGTTACGCTTGAAGACTTGAGATTGCCTCGATCAATGGGGCTCTGGACTCGGGAGCGGCTGGATAACTGGAGCCCGAGTAGTTGGTGGCTACTGGCAAAAAAAAGAACCTTGCTAGAGTTAAGTAGTCGCGGCCTGCCGATGTTTGACTTTGCAACTCACTTGCCTCATGTTGTGAATCGGCGCCGCTGCTTAGAAATACTGCGAGACTACAAGCTGCCGGAGTCTCGGATGCTATGGGAGGTCGTTTACGAGAACGCAAACCTTGCTGAATCTCCACAGCCAGCGACTCCGTTTCTAAGGATTATTTCCCAAAAGAAATGCCTCAAGGGAACCTATGGAGCAACTGAAAAGGCAAGTGTCCTTGTAAGTGCCGGTGATTCTTGGAATGAAGCTCATAGAGCTTACCTTTACCAGACTTTCCCTAATCAATCTCCTGTTGAGCTTGATAGCCCGATTCCTCCAAAGATTCAGCCTTCAGAGCCGAGGCAACCTGAGGCGCCGGTAATTCACTCCAGCAGGCCGAAGGTTACTTGCGTGATGAACGCTTGGGGGCGACCCAATGCTTTCCCTTGCCAATTCAACGCAATCAAGAGCCAGAGCGTAGAGAATGAGGTTCTCGTATGGCAGAACGCACACCAAGAAACCAAGAAAAACTGGAATCGCGATTGGTTCGATGAAGCACAACTAACTCACGGCGCTTGCAATAAGAACCTCGGCGTATGGGCTCGGTTCGCTTTCGCGCTGAACGCCCGAACTGAGTTTGTTTGTGTATTCGATGATGACATAGTACCGGGAAAGGATTGGCTGGCTAACTGCTTCGATACGTTTGCCAAGTATCCCGGACTGCTTGGCGGTAATGGGGTAATCTTCCACAGCCTTACAAACTACAACGCAAGAGACAATTACGGCTGGGCTTTCCCAAACCGATATGCAACTCAGGTGGATATCGTGGGCCATGCTTGGTTTATGCGGCGAGAGTGGCTTGGTCTTTATTGGTCGGAGCTTCCAGACTTATCTCAGCCAGTCATAGCCGGAGAGGATTTTCACGCTTCTTACATGCTACAGAAACACGGGATAAACACTTTTGTCCCGCAACACAGGAAGCACACCCCGAACCGCTGGAGTTGCAAGAGTCAAAAGCAAGGGAAAACATTTGGGCGGATGAGCGTTGCGCTGAGCAAACACGCTGAGCATAGCTCGGCAATTCGAGACGGGCTCTCTCTTTACGTCTCTAAAGGGTTCCGTCTCTTAGAACACGACAAGCTAACAAAAAAGCCCGGCGATTAACCGGGCTGGGAGGCGGGACTGTTAAAGGCCCATTTGGTTTTCAAGCTGAGCCTTTCGCTGGAGTAGCTTGCTTTTCTTTTCGTCGAAATCCTTTAGCCATTTGCTGGTTTCGGTGTAAACCCGAATCATATCCTTGTCCCTCTTGGAGGCTTTCTCTAGCGTACCAGCATCCATTAGTTTACGGCCTTCATCGGAAATCATTTCGCTGGCTCGCGATCTCAAGTCAACAGTCTCCTCGATTTCCGCTTGTGTTGATTCAATAGCCTTGAGAACCGATGAGTACGCAACTTCTGGCGATGCCTCTTGAGCAGAGCAACCAGACAGAGCAAGGACAAGCACAATCAAAATTGCCATTCTCATACCAACACACCTCCCGCGCCCGCTAAGGCGACCACTTGATTCTCTAGTTCCTGATACCGAGCGTGGAACAATTCCAGCGCCTCACGTAGTTTCTCAGTGTATTCGTCTGGCTCGACCCGAACAACCAGCTCGGGAAGTCCCGGACAATAGCTCACGAAGTCCCACCACTGGCGCCCGGTAATGATTAACGAGCCGTGAACCTGAGGCTTGTAGGTGTCCGGTAGCGTACCAGATAGTAGCCACTCGACCTGAGTATGAGGGAGCGGGCATTTGATTTCTATCCCGCCATCCTCGCCAACGATGCCATCCGGCGAGCAGCCGAACCGCTCGCAGTCCGAGAGAGCAAAGCCCACCTCATTAACCTCAACACCGTGAACCAGCGAGTACCAGCTTCTAGCGTTAGCCTCAAGGCTAGTACCGCGTTCCATCGCAGCCGTTGCCGGGTTCATGGTAGTAAGCGGGTACTCGGTTGAGAGCTTCTCGCCAATCAGCTTGTACACGTAGCCATCGGCAGACTTCGAGAGTTTGCCGGTAGCCGGAGTGAGTATATTGGAAAACTCGCTCGCAGTTGGTACACCTCGACGAACAGCCCACCACTCAGGGCTATACTGGGCAAAGTCAAACAGTTTCATAAGATACCTCCGTTCCCGCTCGGTAAAAATCCCGCCGAGACGCGAAAATAATCCCGCGCGGGAAAACGTCCTATAGCCTATACGTACTGCGCAGCAACTTCGGCGCATATGCTTTGAATCTTTGGAGTCTCGGCAGGCTCGCGGACGCGAACCCAATACTGGACCATCCCCCACCGTTTTTCTTGATAGGGGTAGGTCCAGTCCAAGCCCGACCACTCAGCCAGCATCGCTACCGATTCATTTCCAGTACAAACCCAGTACCAGCCGCGCTTATCTGGGTAGCCGGTATTCCAGCCCTTAAACTGTTCCACTGCGATTCTCCATTTGTAAAAGATAGAACGTCATCGACGAAGCTCCCTAGAAAGGCATCTCGTGAGCGTTTGTCTGCCGTGATTGTGGAGTGACGCGGACAGTTGCCGCGCCTTGCTGCTTTGGCGCGCCGAGTCCTTGCAGGCGCTCAGCCACAACCTTGAGCTTGCTCCGCTTCTGCCCGTCCTGCTCCCACGAGTCGAGCTTCAGCCGCCCCTCGACGCTCACAGACGAGCCCTTAGAGAGATACTCGGAGGCATACTCAGCGGTCTTCCCCCAAACAGTCACATCGACGAAACACGGCTCCTCCACCCATTCATCTCCCTTCTTTACCCGGTGATTGACGGCAAGGCCAATCTCCGCGACTGAGGTTCCGTTACCAATCTGGCGAATCTCCACATCGCGGGTCAGATTGCCGATCAAAGTTACCTGATTCAAACTAGCCATCACTCACCTCACTTACTTAGAAACTTCCACTTTGACAGATTCGAGCTTGCGATTCAGAAGCCGGATAGCCTCGTCAAATCGCTGGGCCGGGAGACGCTCCAGACCTTGGATCTTGAACACGCTTAGAAACTTATCGAAGTCCACCGGATTGCCTGCCTCGCGGCACTTGTCCAAGAGGATGTTGATTTGCTGGATTTGGTCCGCGCCGATATGGGCCGGTCGCCAGTTCCCATCGTTGTCCTCGTCTGCGATGGCGCAGTTAAAGATCATGCGAATGAGATACCGCTGGCCGTAGGTATACGTTGAACCTGTGGCCTGTGTCGCGTTCATCGAGGACTTGCCGCCCCGCGCCCCAGCACCGTCTAGCGGGATATCTGCCCGCGATACCTCAACGTGGCCTTCGCGGTGCATGACATGGCAGACGATTCGGATATGCTCAGGAATCGGACAATCCTCAATACCGAACGAGAGCGAGAATCCGAACCGGGTGTAAACCGGTTTCATTGCTTGGATAAGATCCTCCAGCCGCGCAAACTTGCTCCGCGTATGCGGGTTGTCCGCGCTCTTGATTACCGTAGGCATCTCAGCCTGAGTTAAGCACATGTCCCGGTTATAAGCCTCGCGCCTACGCTCGCGGGTCCACCGCTCTTGCAGGTCAAGTAGCTGCCCGAGTTGCTCAGGTGCTACCCCGTTATTCAATGCCCGGTCAATGATTGCCAGCGGGCTGCTGGCTACTTCTGCTCTTACTACGTCATTCATACGCTCACACCTCCAAAGTATTTCGAGTCGTTCAAGTGAACCCAGACAGCGCGGGGCCGATCTGGGTCGCCGTGACTAATCTCCGCAGCGCCGCCAACCGCGACGGCGCTAATCCAAAACTCCCGCCCGCTTGTGTCAATGAACCGCTTGCCGCTAATCATCGCCTTGCAGGCTTCCTTTATCGTCATTACGCTCACTCCTTGTAGTACGCGATATATCCTATACCTGTTTCGGTAAAAATCAAGAAACCAAGAAAAAACTAACCAGCATTAGGGCCAGCAGGACCACGATCCTGACCGTCCTCAGCTTTCGCTCGTACATCATCAATCCTCCTGATTCGGGTTTCCTTTGGCGCTTCGATTCCGATTCTCGTCCTACCCCTTGAGGACTTGAGAACCGTAATCACAATGCCGCCGTCGATTTCGATTGATTCGCCCGTCATCCTTGACAAAACTAACATCTCAGCACTCCTTTAACTCGCTGGCGATAAGACGAGACCAGCAAGAACTAAACCAACTGCTACACACACAACAAGCACAACCGCAATCGCCTCCTCGGTCAGCTTCACTTCGCCACCCTTGCAGGTGCGCGGAACCTGACGCAATCTAGCGAGTGGCAAACTCCCACGTAAACCCAGCGGGCAAAGAAAGCACTGAAGATATAGCGATGACCGCGACCGTCTTGGAAGATATCCCCAGCCTCGGGAGGGCTGCTTGTCCAAATCAGCCCTCCATCGTTCGGGCCATCGAAACATGGAAACTCTCTCACGACTCAACTCCTTTACTCAGTAGTGGAAATCCGTATACTAGACACACGACCGGACACCTTTGGACCGGCTCGGAAACTCTCGGGAAAAATTCCGGGAGCTTCCGGGCAGGCCCGATATCCTATAGCTCGCCCGTCGATTACAAAAACCCGCCCTGAGTCAATGCGGACTCGTCTCCACGATTATCGAGCGTCTCGTATTGGCGGTCTACCAAGTCTCGGTCGATTGCCCCGTAAGTTCCGGTAGCCTTCTCCAGCACGTAGGCTACGGAGCCGGTGTACTCGAATGAAGCAAACACCTTACGGGCTTCCTCTAGGGTATCGTGGTAATCGGTCTCCAGCACATCGCCAGACTCGGCTACCGCGCTAACCACGTACTCCACTTTACAAAACGTCTTGTCGCAGGCTTCAGAGTGTTGCTCATTGCTCAGCGACCGAACCCAAGCGATATGCTCGTCCTCAGTCATGCTTGCGATATTCTTCGGTAGTCTCATTTACGCTCTCCTGATTAGTCTAAGTTACTCTAAGGTATTCGCAGTACGCAATAGGATATCGGAAGTATTCCCGAAAAACTATTGAGATATTCCCGGTAGCCGCTACAATTCCGCCGTAAGTCCCCGAATACCAAGGAGTTAGGAAATGTCGAAAAATCTCAAAAAGTCCCGGCAGATTGAGAAATCTGGGCCGGAATCCCGTACAAAGTACCTCCGGGTTAGGTTCTCGGAGCGGGAATTGTCCCAGATCAAAAAATCCGCCAAGCAGAGCGGAAAGCCCTACATGGCGGATTGGGTGAGAGAACGTCTTGGACTTGAACCAACCGGCTACGGCCAGAGTTAGAGAGTCGGCGGCATGGGCCGCGCCATCTGAGCTATGGCCGGATTCAGGTAAAAACGGATCGTAGTCTGGCTCGTGGTGTGACCGGCTTGGAGGTATCCCGTCCCCGGAGCTACTTGCTCGACTGCGGTGATGCTCGACCTCCGCAGTTTTTTGAACGGCTTCCCATTGCAGGAGAGCCCGATATCCTCCGCAACATCTGCGACCATCGAGCTGAGCCGTCTGGCGACCAATGCACCGCCCGGCCAGATTAGCTTGCGAGGTGGCGCCCAATCGTCGAAGGTCCGAATGACTAATTTCTTGGTATGCTCGCTCAGCCGACACAGCACAAGCCTTCCGGTTTTAATCTGTACGATTTCCAGCCAACCATCATACTCAGCGTGCGCCCGCTCCAGTCGGAGCAAATCAGCTCTCCGCATCCCGGTATCCCACGCCGCCCGCACCAGTGCGGCTAAAGCGAGTCCGGTTTGAATCTCACTCTCGGGTATCCTGCCAGTGATTTTCTCACAGGCTTCCGCCAGACTCTTGACTTGCTCAGCGGTCCAAACATCGCGGCGCGTTTCTGGTAAACGAATCTCGCGAATCTTTTTCGGCGCTGAACAAAAGCCCTCATCTGAGGCCGCTCTCCACAAGGCGAGAATCTGTCTTCGTTTACTCGCTACGGTGTGAGGCTTCGCCGTTACGGCATAGTCTCGGAGGAAACGATTCACAACCTCATCGCTGAGCGTTTTGATATTTATAGGTTCCTTGTGCCACTTGCTCAAGACCTGAGCGGTAGTCCTGTACTGCTCGATTGTGCTTTCTTTAATGTCATGGCTGAGCGCGTACGATTCGACAAAATCTGTCAGTAACATTTGGCGGGTCTCTGACCAAAGTTAATCACTCCGTTGGTATCGCTGTGCTGCATTGGCACATGAGCGATTCTCCTGTGCTGTACCCACTGTGCGACTCCGCACACAAATGTGTCAAGCTGAAACAATCGTAGGCTGCGAGTGGGGAAAAGTCTAGCCCCTAAAGCCTATCGCTAGACTTAGGATCTAGTACCGCAAGGTGTGCAGGTTCGATCCCTGTCATCCCCACTGGCTGAAAATGCTCAATAACAAGGGATAAACAACATGATTCCAAGGGATTCCGAGAACAACCCTCTCCTGCAAAGTATTGCGGCTAATCTTAGACTTCACCGCGCACGGCTGGGGCTAAACCAAACGGAATTTGGCAAACTCATCAAGATGAGCCAGACCGGAGTAAGCAAGATAGAGAAGGCAAGTTACGCCCCGACGCTCTACCAAATCTACAGAATTTGCCGGGGACTGAATATTTCAGTAGCCGCCCTTTTGGGGGTAAAATCCTCGGCTCCAGCCCCGAAAAGCTACAAAGACTTCCGGGTTAAATTCTCCCGCAGGCTCAGAGATGCGAGAGAATCGAGAGAACTTACTCAATTGGAACTGAGCGAAAAGGTGGGTATGAAGCAGCCCACGTACAACAAGATTGAGAAATGCGCCAAGAGCCGATTCAATCCCGATAGGATATTAGCTCCAGACTTGGAGACGATCACTCACATAGCGCGGGCGATGAAGATGGAGCCGGTCGCCCTGCTGATCGATTGATTCCCTTCTCGCGGCCCATTCCTTGCGTAGCCAGTCGATGTTTCCTTGGTCGAGAGTCCAAGCATAGCCAAGCTCAATCTCACGGCGGATAATCGTCCCGAGCTGCTGGAGCCTCTCCGTAGAGTCAGCGGAGCGAATCGCCTCGTTCAACAAACAGAAGTCCAGTAGCTTGCTCACGGTCTCAATCCGTATCGTTTCTCGAATCGGTAAAGCGTTCCCCACACCCAGCCAAGTCTCCGGGTTATCTCGCGCCGCGGGACTCCGCGCGAGAGCATTTCCACTACCGGCCCAAGGAATTGCTCGTCATATTTGACCAAGTGCTTCAGCCGCCCTTTTTCTTTGCAGTCCTGCATATTCTCGCGCCGAGTTCCCGCGAATAAATGCTCGGGGTTACAGCACCTTGGATTGTCGCACTTGTGGCAAACGTCCTTGCCCTTGGTCTCACTACCGGGATTCGCCAGCTCATAGGCCAGCCGGTGAACAGATACCAGCTTTCGATTGACCTTCGCGCGTGGGTAGCCCGAGGCCGTAGCCCCGCGCCATACCCAGCAGCCAGATTCAGAGAGTGAGCAGCGGTCCCGGATCGCGTCGAGGTCCATTACTTCCCCTTCTTCACTTTGAGGGGTTGCATGATTCGAGCCTTGGCTAGCTCGATGTAATCCGGGTTCAGCTCAATCCCTACTCCGTTCCTGCCGTGATGGCGGGCTACTTGAAGCGTAGTCCCGGAACCAGCGAACGGGTCAAGTACCGTGCAGGGCATGACCTCAGCCGCGCAGTCACAGGACGGAGCCCAACCGAGCGTCTCGACCGCCACCCCGGCTACGTCATTGGCGCAGGCGTTGCCGGTTCCCTCCTCGTGGGTTCGCTTGGTGTAGGCGTTTGGTCGAGAGCGCTTGAGCTTCGTTTTGCTTGTCTGACGAATCAGCGGCGCCCGGCAGTTGGAACAGCATCCCTCCGCGCTCGTACCCGCGAGGATACAGGGCTCGATCAGATCGGGTGGGAAGGTGGCGAAATGAGCGCCCTTGTAAGGCTTGGTCGAGACCTTCCAGACAGAGCGGCGGTTGCGGCCCTTGATTGCACCGTCAGAATTCCACTGAAGGATGCGCGAATCTGTACCGTCGTTCCTGTCGCCCGGAGCGTAGTTCCGCGTCCCGCCACCGGGACTACCCATGCGTTCGTCCGCAAACGCCTCCTTCACCGCCTCCGCGTCGTAGGAATAGCGCTCTGACTTGGCAAGGAGAAAGATGTACTCGTGGGCAGTTGTGCAGCGGTCAGTCACACTCGATGGCATCGGGCTTGGCTTGTGCCAGATGATATCCTGACGGAGAATCCACCCGTCAGCCTGAAGCGCGAACGCGACTCGCCACGGGATACCGATAAGGTTTTTGGGCCTTAATCCTGAAAAATCCCTTGGCTTGTCAAACTGCCTCTTTTGCTTGTATCCACTTTTCCCACCAGAAGCATTGATTCCGTTATTCCCGCCCGTCATTGTTGACCCGGCATACGAATCCCCCAAATTCAGCCAGAGAGTCCCATCCTTGCGGAGAACCCGGCGCACGCCCCGAAACACCTCGACCATCTTCGCCACGTAAGCCTCTGGCGATGGCTCTAGGCCGATCTGCCCGTCCGCGCCATAGTTCCGGAGTCCGAAGTAAGGCGGGCTCGTTACGCAACACTGAATCGACTCAGAGGCGATATCCTCCATCCTCTCCAGCACATCCCCGCACAACACAAACGAACGCCCATCATCGCTCAGCCAATCCATAGCACCGATATCCTATCTACTTAACCTGAATCGCTTCCTTGACTGCCTCCAATGCCTCACTGAGAGCCTCAGAATCGCCCCGTGGCGTGATTCTCAGGAGGTTAATGGCGTTTGATACCCTGCGCTCTGAGAGCTTCTCTACGAGGCTTTTAAGCAAGCTCTCGAAGACGCTGCCCTGTGCCGCTACTTTGACCCCGCGCCGGGCAAAGAAGTCAACCGCCTTTTCCCGCTTGTTCGCGCGGATATCCTCTAAGACGAGATCGACCTCCATCTGCCCCACGCCGTCCGGCAGTTTGCCGAGAACTTCCTTGCGGTCAGAGGATAGGCACATCCCAAGAACAATCATCGCCAGATCGCGAGCGTCCTGAGCCCGGCGTTCTTCGAGCCGTTTCCGCGCCTCAGCAATTCCGGCCATCGCGGCATCGTGATCCCTGCGGTCCTGAATCTGTTGTAAAGCGTTCATTACTAGCCTCCGTGTATGCCCGTTATCGTATCGCCCTAGACTTCCGCTGTCTAGGTACAAAATCCTATTCGCAGTCGAAGGGACAATCTTGGGGAAGTGTGGAAAGATCTACCCAGCTCAGCACCTCAGCCCGAGCCGCGCGAATGGCTTCGAGAAACGTCCGAACGTGCTTGCGTTCCTCGACCACGTTAGAGAGCCAGCGCACGTAGTCCTGAGGACATTCATCAAGGTAAAGCCCCGCATGTTTGCCGAATGTCATCTTGTGGCGGAGCTGCTGGGGGCGTGGAGCCTTGGGCTCGTAGCTCAGGATAGAATCTGCTAACCTGCCAGCCTCAATCTCGGGGATGAGGTCGTTAGCCTTGAGTATCTGTTTGATCAGCCGGTTGCGCTTGGTTGCTGGTGTGGTCATTTTTGCTAGTTTCCTTACTTTTGCGCGCACCGCCCGCATTGTCCCTTAGGTTAGGGTACTCGGCTTCTTGCCGCGTTAGCGTTCGGTTGGGCTGCTTTGGGAGGCTTTACCTAAGGGCCGGGTTGTCAGCGTGGGACAGCGCCCGGAATTTTCGTTACCTCTATCAGCTTCGCGGTGGCGAGCCGCTTGTAGCACCAACCTTGCGAGTTACCAACCTAGATCCGGCTGGTGTTGCTTACGTCTCGCTTACCCGATTGCTGGACTGGGGCGGACCATTCCCTGCGCGTGCCGCAGATTAACGCCTTTTGATGTTCGCTATCGTCCCCGGATTATCTAACGATTTGCCGGGTGTCCCATAAACAACGGCATCTTGTGCCGCGATGGAGTGTAATAGGCTTCTTGCGCTGCTCGTCCGTCGTTAGCGGCAACTCTGACCAAGAATGAATCTTGCGCTTAGAACGTCAGTCTGCCACGAACAAGCAGCACAAGGAACCCACTACCTACAAAATCCTATAACTGAGCTAGTCTAGTGTCAAGTAAAAACTATCCATCCTCGCGGTTGTTTTTCTTCCGCCGAAACTTCCCGAGAGTCTTTACCCTGCTCTGGTTCATCGCGGCGCTGAGTCCTCGCGGGGCCACAGCGGCCCACTGTTCGCACCAGTGGCACTGAGCGGGGCCAAAGTCATCGGCGTAGTTGGTCGCGTCACAGGCTGGACATTCCCAATCTACTACAGTGAACCCGGTAACTATCGGCAGACTTCCGCTCATTTGAACCTCGCTTTAGGGATGTACTGGGGATAAACTTCGCGCACACTTTTGCGCCATTCAGCCGAGCCCTTGTCGGGCAACTGGTATGCCTTGGTCTCTACAGGGACTCCTTGCTTTTCCGCTTTCTTGGCGGCAAGGTGGAAAGCCTGAGAGACGCTGTGTCCGAGGATGCTCGAAGCGTAGAGCTGAGAACGCCAGACCTGATCAAACGTCTTGGGCGCTTTGTATTTGGTATCGCGCCCGGTCTTCTTGACGAGTTGACCGTCGATCTGGCGAACAATCTTGACGCTTCGTTTATGGTGATAGCCGCAGGCCGGGCAGAAACTACCGTGGGTACGCATCGCGGTACACTGGGGGCAACAAATTGGCTCGGCTTCCTCACCTTGTTCCTTGCGGCGCCGTTCCTGCTCTTTTTTCTGAATGGAGTTGTTAGTACACCCCAGTTCCCACTCTCGATCTTCGCCGGGCAAGCCGTGCCGGTCAGTGTTGCCTCCGTGGTCTTGGAGGATCTTGTGATCGTAGTCTCGATGGAACCGTTGACCGCGCCCGACGCTCTGGAGGTAGGTCGAGAGCCCGCCCATGCTCGTAGCCAAGATAACGTGGTAGACCGAGGGGATATTGATGGCTTCGCGAAGTACGAACCGATTCCAAAGGATCTTGAACTCGCCGGAGGTCAACCCGTCGATCACCTCTTTCCGCGTGGAATCGCAGGTCTCAGCCTCAGTTATCTCGATTTCAGTTCCTTGGTCATTCCACCGGGCGCACATTACCCGTTCCCCGTCGATGTGGGCGCAGGGTACTCCGCGCTTGGCAAACTCGCGGACAAACCAGCGGGACTCAGCGACACCGGGCGCGAAAGCGATGGCTGGCTTTTCCAGCGGGTTAAGTTTCCTCCACCATTCGTAGACTCTGCCGACAATGGTTGGGACCGCGTTTATCTTCCGGTCGTCACCGTATGAGAAATCACCGCCCGGCATAGCGCGAATCTTGCTGAGGTCTGGCCGGTCGGGTCCGTAGCAGGTCATCGGGAGATGAGCCTTGCAATCCAGCATCTCGGAATACTTGCCAGCATCTACGATAGATTCATACATTCCGCCGATATCTACCGGGGTCGCGGTGAATCCAATGCGTTTAGCTCCGCCTAGTTTGTGCCGGTCGAATACGGCGCGAGCCTTTTCGCCTGTTTGCTGGTGGGCTTCGTCTACGATCACGATATCGGCTTGGGGGAACTCAAAAGTGAACTTGTCCATCCGTGCGTAAACGGTATCGAGCGAGCAAATCTGAATCGCGGCTTCCGGGTTAGCCATATCGGAAAAGCCCGACGCAATAACCCCAAAGGGAACTCCTGTACTACTTAGCCCGTCGATAATCTGCCGGGTTAAAAGTACCCGGTGAGTGTAGATACATACGCGTTTTCCGGCCTGAGCCGCAGGGATAGCGAGCCGGTGCATGATTTCCGTCTTGCCAGCTCCGCACGGCGCACAAATGGCCCAAGCGGACTGCCCTGCCCTGTACGCGGCGCGGGACTGCTCAATCGCTCGAATTTGATGGGGCCAGAGGTCCATTAGCTCATCTCCTTGCCTGAGCGGATATTCCTAGTACCTCCGCCCGTACTGAACCGGAACGGCCCGACCGAATCAGGAGCAGCGGCGCCGTCGCCATCATCGAACCGATTATCTTGGTACTCGCGCTCCCGGAGCGCCTTGACGGTCCCGCAGTTCGTGCAGGAGTAATCGAAGCAAGCCCGTTCGCGCCGCGACCGAACGAATCGGTTCAAGTAAACCATCCGTTCCGCGTCGTCTTTCCATTCTTTCCCGCATCCGATGCAGTTCATAACACTGATATCCTATCCGTCGAGCCAGTTTTCAACATTTGCCCAGTAATCATCAAACTTCCGGCCAGCCCCGAGATTCGAGAGAGCCAGCCTCAAGCCGTTAAGATGCTGCCGAGCTAGTCGCAAATGACGCTCCTCCCGCTCAACGGTATCCGATGGAGGCTCTGGTTCTTGTTCTGGCTGAGCCTTCTTTGTCTGCTTTCCAAGCGTCTCATCTACTACCGACTTGATAACCTTGGCGGTGGGCTTGCACCCTTCGGCCTCGCACTTGGCAGCAATTTTCTCAACGATATCAGGGAGAGCTTCGGTCCCGACCTTTGAAAGCTCGCGTAGCTGTCGCTCGTTTGTGATTTCGTCGGTGATTGAATCTCCACCAATGGTGGATAACTCAGTTTTAATCTCAGCCGCTTCCATAAGCTGGTAAGCACGAGATTTCTGAATCCCCCACCGCTCGGACACGAACGACTCAAACGTGTCGTGAGTCTCGCGGTACAGCTTCCGCTTGTTGATTTCCATCAAGGATTTGCCTACCTCAAGGAATTTTGAGAGCCCGTCCTCGATTACCGCGCAGAGCTTTTCCAGCTCCGTTTTTTCCTGTTTTGTCAACCCGGATTCCATTGTTCGCCTCCTCTACTGCCCTGCTCAATCGCGAATCATTCGCAGAAAAATTTCCTTCAATGTTGCCAAGTATAGCAATTAGACTCTAGCCAGTCTAGGTACAAAAAGCTATAAATGGAGCATCGCAAAGGAGGCGGTATGCGGCCTATCTATGAGAACGGAACAACTCTCGCGGCAGAGGAAGCCACGATTCGCAGGGTAGCGGATAGATGGGGGGTCACGTTTCAAAAGCTCCCAATTCAGTACCGCGTCGATTGGGCTTTGATACGTGATGGAAAAGTGGCGTGTTGGTGTGAGTGCAAGAGGCGCCACAACAATAAAGGCAAGTATCCCAGCCTCATGCTCAGCCTCTCGAAGGTGACGCATGGGCTGGAGCTTGCCCGCCAAACCGGCTTGCCGTTTCTGGTTGTGGTCGAGTGGGATGATTGCTTGGCTTACTGGAAGGCCGATAGGATATCGGGTGTTCGGCTTGGGGGTCGGGTTGATCGTGGTGACTGGCAGGACGTAGAGCCGGTCGTAGATATCGGGACTGAGTTATTTACGGAGCTGTGATGCTTAACAGACTAGGCGCTGAGATTGTGGTGATTAACGAGGCCAACGGCTGGGACGTAGCGCAGTCCGGGGACTGGCATCGAACCGAGTACAAGATTCCGGCGAAGCTCGCTCTGATTACCTCAGAGGTCTCTGAGGCTCTCGAAGCGTACCGGAAAGATGACTTGGTAAATTTCGGGGAGGAATTGGCGGATACGCTGATTCGAGTATTGGACCTCGCTAGTGGGCTGGGGATTGATTTGGATTCAGCGGTATCCGCGAAGCTGGAGAAGAACAAGCAGCGCGGTTATCGGCATGGTGGAAAACGAGTATAGGAGATTTATTATGTGCGACTTTATAGGATTTACGTCCTACGTTAATACTGGGCCGGTCTCGAAGATTGCGATTGACAATCAGAGCGAGGCGGGCTGGTCCATGATTAGCGTGACCTATGACTTTACACCACAGTTTGAGCTAGGCGGATTGACCAATCAGCTCTCTCCGGGGCTGTACGGGCTGGAGACAATCGTTACCGCGAGTGGTAATCAGTCATTCACCGGCTACAGCATCTCAGGCCAGAGCATGACTTGGACATTTAGCGGAATGGGTTCAGGTGAAGGGACTGGTTGGAAGTTGCCTATCGGCGGTGGTATCAGGGGTGGTGAGATTAACGGCACGACAATCTCGGCTCAGTTTACAAATGGGTCCGAGTCCCGTGAGGTCGAGTATCAATTTTCTGGCGTGACTGGCAACGGTGTCAGTTTTTACGCCAACGCTTCAGTGCCAGAACCTAGCGGCATCGCGTTAATCGGGATGCTCGTTGGTGTTTTGGTTGCACGGTTCCGCAGCCGGTAAATCTGCGGTCCTGTCCGAGGAGAGAAGGACCAGCGAAACGTACTAGCGGCGTCGGCCCGACTAGGGTGTGCGTGACGGCTGGGAGAGACCGGCGATTGGTTCGGCGGCGTGGTGGGACACGCGGCACATCTGCCACATCGACGGATGTGGTGCTGCCTAGTGCATGACTGGCACGGATGCAGGTTCAAATCCTGCCCGAACCATTGGATGTTGGTGAAATGTGCGGAGGTGAGCGATGGAAGCCGACTGGCGAGAGGCACAGTATTCTGTTGCGAAAACACCCCCAAATTAGCAACAAGACCGTTCACCCAACGTCGGGAAAAACGTCGGGGAAAACGGGCTGAAAACGTCGGGGAAAAGTTTGATCGGCGCAGGAAAAAGGAGAGGTGTAATGCCCAGTTTTAATCTATGGCGCGGTGTTCTTTTGGAATACGTGCCACCGCAAAGATCGGTCGAGTTCTCCGCTCAGCTCGCGAGGCTGTTTACTCAGTTCGGCCATGAATGGGAGGTCGAGACGGTATCCCCGCGCGAGAAGGTAGATTCAGAGGAAGACATGGCGCGGCAGTCTGCGATCCGCGTGGAGATTAGCTCGGCTTGGTCCGATGTGGAGCGCTCGCGCCGGTCGATGGGTGTGGTGAATGGTGAGCGGTTGGCGGAACTGGAATCTCGTATTTTATCGGAGTAAATATAGGATAACATGGCTAAAGCACGGAAGCCGCTGAAGCGTAAGACACCACTAAAACGAACGCCGCTCAGGAGAACAGCCACCAAGAAAAAGCGTAAGCCAGTCGGAAGCGTGGCGGCGCTCAAGAAAAAGGCTTGGGAGTTATGCTCTCGCGCGATACGTTTGGAGGCGCGGGAAGATGATGGGCTCGTGACCTGCATAACTTGCGGCGTTCGCTTGCCGTGGAACCGGGGGATACAGGCCGGGCATTTCATCGACGGGAGATATAACGCGATTTTGTTCGATGAGCGCGGGATTCATCCGCAGTGTATGGGCTGTAACGTCATGCTCAACGGTCGGAAGGAAGAATACTTCGTTTGGATGGAGTCGGAGTACGGGCGCGAGGTGATAGATGAACTGAGACGGCAAAGGAATGAGAGCCGGAGTTTTTCGGCTGAGGAGCTGCTGAAAATGATGGATGAATTCAAGTTAAGGATTAACAACTCGATAGGGAGGCTGGGGCTGTGAAAAAGAACTCTGAGATTGTGGAGCCGTCGATTAGGGCTCAGCTCTTCTCGAAAATGGAGATCGCGCTGGACGCAAAGAATCAAGATCGCTGCTATGCGATGATCGATTGGTACTTTACAGAATTGACGGCGCACGATGATCCTGACGAGAGCCCGCCACTAGAGTTGATTGGTATCCCGGACGATGTAGCAGACGCTTTTTACGCTCATGGGATTTGTTCGGTGGCGCAGCTTTGCGAGCATAGCGTAAAGGAACTGCGGGTACTGCCTCAGATTGGGCCAAAGAGTATCCGGGTGATTACCGAGCGTCTCGATGCTTGCGGGTACTCGCTTCGATTTGACAACGATAAATAAGGTTTGCTAGGTTGCGTCAAGTCCGGGGGCTTACTCTAACCAAAGAAGGGTAGGTGATCAGTGTATCTCCTTCGCGCCCTCTCGTGCGGTGTGATTGTACTATTCTCGCAGACGGCCTTTTCTCAGGTCGGCAAGGAAACTACCTACTGGAATTGGACCGAGCCTAGTGAGTTGCATAAGGCGGTTGTCCGGGTAAAGGTCCAAGGTTCTCAGGGTATGAGCTGGAGCGGTAGCGGGTCGGTAGTCGATGGTGGCCGGATAATTACGGCGGCGCACGTTCTTGATCAGGGTGTTTCTTTTTCGGTTGAGTTTTTTGATGGCACAGTGGCAAGCGGCAAGGTAATTAACCTTAATACGAAAGTAGATGTAGGTGTTCTGAGCTGTGAAGTGCCAAGCGGAGTAACCGTCCTTAAAGTGGCAGAAAATCCTCCCGAGGATGGGTCTTACGTGGAGATTTGTGGGTTTGGTGGCAGTGGTCCGCTACGTCACTTTTCTGGTCATACGGGCATCTATTCCGATGATGTTCTCGGGGTCGATGCTTACGTGATACCGGGTGATTCTGGCGGCTGTGTGTTGAATGAAAAAGGCGAGCTAGTCGGCGTGGTCTCTGGTGGCATGTGCTGGAGTAGCTCGAAGGTAGTCAAGTCCAGCGGCTCAACGATGAAGGCTACGTGGCCGGTTCGCTGTGGCGGTCTTGGTGCAATCAAGCAGGCGCTCAAATGAATGGGCCAAAAGATGATTTCCCAGACGATTTCGAGTCTGGTAGGTTAGCTTACTTGGCTGGGCGTGATCAGGGTGATTGTCCTTACCGGCATGACAAGAAAGAGATCCCGGATTATAGGCCGGGACAGCGGAGAGCTTGGCTGGCGGGCTGGCTCGAAGCGGCGTATTTTACCGATTACTGGAGGCGAAAACTTGAACGCGAAAAATAGGATATTGGGTCTTGTGTTGGCGCTGATTCCGGCGATGTGCTGGGCTCAGCTCAAGGTCGAGATCCCCAAGCAGGTAGGCGAGCATCAATTAGCGGTTATCAAGGTCGAGGCCGGAGACGGGCTAGAGGTTGATGTAGAGGTTTGGAAAAGCCTTGATCAATCCGTTTCCTACCGTGAACTGAAGGCGGCAAGCGGGCGAGAGTTTGGCTTCGTCGCGCCTCCCGGTGAGTATTTTGTGCGAGTGTACGGCTGGAAAGCCGGGAGCGTGGAAAAGTATAGCGGCAAAGTGGTTATCGGCGGACCTCCTCAGCCGGAGCCGGGGCCGATTGACCCAGTTGACCCGGATAATGGATTAACCGGGCTGGCGAAAGTCTCGTATGAGGCAGCGATGAAGGTGTTCAGTGTAACGCGCGAGCAGGAAGCGAAAGAGCTGGCCCGCGTTTATTCGTCCGTATCTTCTCAGTCGGCTGCGCTACCAAACATGACAGCGGCACAAATGACTCAGCAGGTGCGCGAGAGTAACCGCGATTCAATGAATGATGAGGCAAAGGCGGCTTGGTCCTCGTGGGCGGCTGTCATATCTAGGGAGCTGGAGACGGTCTCGGATAAGCAGAAATTGATCGAGGCTTACCGGGATATTGCTCGCGGGCTGGAAAAGGTTAAGTAAGGAGGCGATATGAGTTTTGACCGTATGGAGGGGTGGGTTCCCCCTGAAGAGCGAACCTACGAAGTAGCGAAGCGGCATGATGAGATCGTGAGTTTTGCGAAGCTGTTCTGTACGGCAGCGGCGCCGCTCTCAGATACCGGCAAGGGGAAGGTAGTTCTCTTGTGGAAGGCGCTAGAAACGGTGATTAAGGGTCCGCTCCCGCCTCGGGCTCAGGCGATTGGAGATTGTTTCGCTGCGGGGACAATCGTTCTCGGTGAGCAAATCAAGCCCATTGAGCAAGTAGCGGTAGGCGATATGGTCTGGACCGCTGAGGGGAAGCAAGCTCGGGTTATTTCGACTCGGGAAATTGTCACCGATAAGCGGGCGGTTACGGTAAAGGCTTTGGGATCAATGCCTATCGTATGCACCGAGGATCATCGGTTTTTGGTCTATCGAATGGGCAAGGTATGCGGCAAGCGGGTTACGCAAAAATACTACCAGCGAGCCATGGCTGGCACGGCGGGCGTTAGCCCTAAAGTGGTCGAGCGTTATAACGCAAGAGAAGCGGTTTGGGTTCGTGCGAGTGAACTACAGACAACTGACTATCTTTTGACGCCAGCCAATATCAAGCAACTACCAACACCACAAGATCCATTTGGATTCTCGAAGGTTGAGGACGGGTTGTTTACGCTCGGTTATTTTCTTGGAGATGGTCACGCCAGCGGCGCGACTGTTGAGATTGTAGTGGCTTCTGGGGAGATTCAGTCCCGGATCTGCAAGGTGTTTGAGTCTCTTGGGTATCGGTACGTTGTCGAGTTGAATCACAAGGGCTCGACGGCAAATCGGATTCGGGTTAATTCAAGAGAGCTTGTTAGTTGGTTTCGGGAGACCTTTTACACCAATGACAAGTCGAAGAACTTCCCCGGCTGGGCTGTTGGTTGCTCTGAGGTTATCGAGGGGCTGCTTGAGTCCGATGGTTGCGATCTCAAGAGCGAGGGCTTTTGTATCGACACCACGAGCCATTCGATAGCTTACGGCGTATTTCAGTCTTTGGCTTGCTTGGGTTTCGTTCCATCAATGGGTGAAAATAAACGAACAAACACTTACGCAAATCCAAAGAAGCTCTACCGCGTTATCTGGAAGGCTGAGCGAGAGCGTGAGGTGGTCTGGACGGATGGCGAGTACATTTGCCGACCAGTAAAATCAGTAAGCATCGGTGAACCCGGAATGACGGTATACGATATCGGTGTTGAGGATGATCATCATTCGTTTATCGCTAACGGGGTTGGGGTTCATAATTGCGTTAGCTGGGGTTTTGGTCATTGCGTAGACGTACTCTCAGCGGTTGAAATTGTCCTTCGCGGTGAGGCAGAGCAGTATCTCGCGGAGTGTGCGACCGAATGGATCTACGGTACAAGCCGGGTGATTCAGGGTGGCGGGCGATTGCGTAACTCCGATGGCTCGCTTGGTTCGTGGGCTCAGGCTGCGGTTAAGGAAAATGGAACGCTGATCCGCAAGGATTACGGTAGCGGGGTAGACCTCCGCAAGTATTCCGGGGACCGCGCGAAGGACTGGGGTTTTCGTGGCTTGCCGCACGAGATGGAAAAGATTGCGGATGAGCATCCGGTTGAGACTACCGCGCTCGTCACAAGCTACGAGGAGGCTCGGGACTCAATCGCTAACGGGTATCCGGTCGCGGTTTGCTCTGGTGTCGGATTCACGATGGAGCGGGACTCTGAGGGATTCTGTCGGCGCAAGGGTAGCTGGGCTCATTGTATGGCGTTTACCGCAGTAGACGACGCTCACCGCAGGCCGGGCCTACTCTGTCAAAACTCGTGGGGTGATTACGTTGGCGGTCCAACTCGACACGGCCAGCCGGTGGGTTCGTTCTGGGTAGATGCGGACGTAGCCGACGCGATGCTTAGGCAGAATGACAGCTACGCGCTTTCGGGATTCAAGGGATACCCGAAGCAAGTAGACAAACTCGATCATAGGCCGTGGTAATGGTGAGCAAGAAAAGAATCTACTCTCTGGTTTTCGTAACGCTTAATCTCGGTTCTTTCGTGGAATACGGGAAGTGGTGGAACTCGGATATTCCCGATGGTCGGCACTACGTTTTGGTCAGCGCCGAATGGTGCGAGCCGTGTAAGCAGTTCAAGCGTGAGCTGAAGACTGAAGCGCTGGCGAAAGATATCAATATCATCGTACTTGACGTAGACCGGCATCCAGAGATAGCCAAGAAGATGAACCCTCAAGGGATGATTCCGGCTCTGCTGGAGTACACGAAAAAGGGAGACGATTGGACGGTGAGAAAGTATGAGGGCAAGGAACTGAAGAAGTTCCTCAAGGGGGAATAATGCGAGACGATTACTCAGAGCATTGGCGCGAGTGGGTAGGCTACGAATTCGACTCAAAGCCGAAAAAGTACAGTTCGCTTACAGACTGGGAGGGCTACACGATGGACTCTTTCGGCAATCAGCCAGTGAAAGAGTTTGCAGACTGGTTTGAGGAAAATGAAGAGCTGTTAGAAGAGGATTTTGAGGGTCTTGACTTTACGGCGCGTTTGCTGATTAAGGACTGGCTCTCTCAGGCTTACGAGGCTGGCCGTGAGTAAAGCTCAACTAAACATCGCGTGGATGTGGGACTGTGATAACTGCGGAGAGGAAAACTTCGAGCGGTCATATTCGCCCGAGATTGACCCGGAAGACTTAGCGGAAATCGCTGTAGAAAACGGACACGATCCCGACGCAATGCTTTGCGCGTTTCCGTTCGAGGTGAAGTGTTTCAACTGCGGGACTGAGTACGATACTGAGATATCTGGGGAGGCGGAATGATTTGGTTTGTTTGGTGTGTGATGCTGGCTCAGGATTTCGTGCCGCTCCAGTCTGAGGACTTACGGATCGTCGAAAGGATTCGGTCGATTGAGTCCCGGCTCGATGAGCAGATCAGCCTATGGCCCGCCCTTGAAACGATCCGGCGCGAGCTGGCAGAGTCTCGCAAGGAACGGGAGGAGATTCGCGGGATACTATCGCGGTTCGATTTAACGGCACTGAGAGACGCGGTAAGCGAACTGGGTAAAAGGTCAGCCGATGAACGGGCTGGCATCCTCAGCGCAATTCTAGGCGGTAAAGAATCAATCCTAGAGGCAATTAAGCCCGTCAGTGGAATCCTTGATGAGGTCCGCGCTAACCGTGCGGAAATGGCACAACTAAAAAACGGTCTGTTTTCTGGGTTGGCTGAAGTGCGCGCGGAAGTAATTCGCGCCAAGGCGGAGTTGACGGAGGCGAAAAGCAAACTGATTGAGGCACAGGCGGAGTTAGCCGCAATCCAAGGGAGTCTCGGCCAGCGGTTCTTCTGGTTTACGATCTACCTTGTCGGTGGGTGTGCGGTTTTGCTCATTGGTGGCACACTTGTTATAGGTTTTGTGTACGCGAAGCTAGCCAAGTTGATCAATCAGATTCCATTTCCAAAGGTGGTCTAATGGAGTTTGTGGGCTGGTACTTTCTCAGTGGCCTAATTTTCGTGATGATAGGATATTTGGCCTTGCCCTTAGACTCGATGGAGTCTAAATTAAAAGACCAGATAAGCTATACGCTCGGGGGAGTGTTGTTATTGGTGTTTTGGCCTGCTCTTCCCCTTGCTGCGCTGGTATCGGCGTGGAGAAAGATACCTAAGCGATGAACGATTTTGTTAAATGGCTAGGCGGTTTGTTTGCTGGATTGTTTAAGAACGTCAGCATTACGCCAGATACCAAGGATGATTACGAGGCGGTACTCAAGGGCGGCGCGACGGTAAACACGGAGTGGAGCAAACTTTACCAGACGATGAGCGAGCAACTTAAAATCGCACTGGTTCGCGTGGACACCTTAGAGAAAGAGTGCAACGACACACGCGAGCAGCTCACTTGTGCGATTAAGAAACTGAATCAAGAGTATATCGACTGTGAGAATCATCGCGCGATGGCGGCATCGGAGATTGCAGAACTGAAGCGACAGAATGGGCGGTTGGTTAAACGGATTGAGGAGCTGGAGGCTGAGGTAGCCACGCTCAGGAAGTAGCCGCAAGGCTGTACGGAGGCGAACTTGGAAATTCTCGTAGACTGTGATGGAGTCCTCGCGGACTTTGTATCTAGCGCCGCTCGCGTTCACGACAAGAGCCCAGAGATTCTCTCTTGGGACTTCTGGCTAGAGTGGGGGCTTGAGCCCGATGAGTTTTGGGCGCCGCTTGCCACTCGTGATTTCTGGCTGGGTCTTCAGCCTTACAAGTGGGCTAATGATTTCCTCGCCTCTCTACGGGAGCTGGGCGAGGTAACGATCTGTACCTCACCGATGCACCTGAATACGGAGGTTTGCATTGGCGCCAAGCTCGACTGGCTGGAGAGCTATTTTGGCATCCGCCCGGTCGATGTGATGGTAGGGCGCAAGAAATGGCTCATGGCTGGCAAGGGCCGCGTTCTGATTGATGACTACGAAGAGAACGTGGGCAAATTCTGGCAGGCCGGAGGGAGTTCTATCCTGTTCCCGCAGCCGTGGAATCTCTCAGCCGGAAAGAATTACCAGCACGTTTTGAACAATCTTGAGTATATGGTTCGCAGTCCGATTGTAATGGGAGTGGCCTAATGAAACTGACAGAGATCGCAAAGCAGAAGGTTCGCAGGTCGGGGGAGGCGAGTTGGTTTGAGTCGCTAACCAAGTCGCAGCAGGAGGAGATTAAGGGGGAGCTGAAGCGGTGGGGTAATGGCCCGCTATCCCCGTTTGCCTTGGCGGTGATCGAGAAGTTTAAGCTGAACCGTAAAATTCCTTGTATCCGCGAAACTCTGAGGGCAATCCAAAATGGCAAACTTAGCTAGTCTTGCGGCGTCGAAGGTGGAAGAGGCTCGGAAGTTTGGCGCTGAGCAGCGGCTCGATAGCCAGTTACGAGCGGCAAAGAGCCTGATCACTGACCTGAGAAAGTCGGTTGAGTCTCGGGATAAGCAGATCTCGGCGCTGGAGCAAACGATTGACCTGATTTGCCTAATGGAGGACACCCGAAAAAAGGCAGAGAAAATCATCGTCCCCAAGAGCAAGGCAAATGAAGCGGTTCCGATCTTCCTGTGGTCCGATTGGCACGTAGAGGAGATGGTGGACCGGCGCAAGACGCTTGGGAAAAACGAATACAATCTCAAGGTAGCAGAGGCTCGGGCAAAGCGATGCGCGGAATCGACGGTGAAGATGATTCGTCACGCTAGGCTAAGCAGTCACGTTAGGAGCTGTCTGCTAGTTCTCGGAGGGGATTTCATTACGGGTGATATTCACCAAGAACTCTGCGAGACAAATTTACTTGGTCCAGCGGAGGCTTGTGTATTTGCCCGCGAGCTTCTGGCCTCTGGACTGGAGGCGATCCGGGCGGAGAAGTATCTCCAGAAAATCCGCGTGGTCTGCATTGTCGGGAACCACGGACGCACGACAAAAAAGATGCAGTTTAAGAACGGGACGGAAAAGTCTTTCGAGACCATTATCTACGCTGAGCTTGCCCGGATGTTTACGGATAAGCGGTTTGAGTTCACGATTGCCCGAGGTGGTGTTGAGATGGTCCCGATGGCTCCGGGGTTTGATATCCGCGCGTTCCACGGTCATCAAGTAAAGTACCAAGGTGGAATCGGCGGGCTAACGATTCCGCTTACGAAATGGATTCACCGGCAAGACCAAACCCAGAGCGCCGCTTGGAATCTAATGGGTCACTGGCATCAGTACGGGCTCCCTACTCCGCGCTGTTTGTGCAACGGATCGATCAAGGGCTGGGATGAGTACGCGGCGGAGCATGGGTTCGGGTTTGAGCCTCCTCAGCAGGCTGGCGCTATTTACGACGCGAGCCGATCAAGGATCGGTGGCGTGTTCCCGATTTACTGCGAGTAGTCCTCCGGTAGTACCATAGGATGACAAGCCAGATATCTTCGTCATCATCATCATCGAAGTCGTCCATAGCGGTTACTCCAGAGGTAGCCGCATTATCCCAAGGACGGGCTGAAAAAGGCAAAGGGAAAATTAGCCATCGTTTGATTTGACAGAAAAGGCTGAAAAAAAGCACAATATGCCCTGATAGGATATACAAACTAGGGGCAATCTATGCGCATTAGTTACCAAACGGCCACTATTGCATCATCTGGAACGACCAGCGGTGCGGTATCAACTGGCATTATCGGAACGGAAAATACCCAGCTCATGGGGCTGGAGTTCCCGGCAGCAATGACCGGCACGAGTATGACCTTTACGGGCTCGCGGACCTCAGACGGAACCTATGTGACTATTACTGAGGTAGGCGGGGCGAGTAACTACTCGGTTACGGTGGCGGCTAACAAGTTCGTACCTGTTGATCCGCGAGTATTTTCTACCTTTCCGTTTATCAAGCTGGTTAGCGGCTCGGCGGAGGGCGCTGATCGCTCGATTATCGTACACTCCCGCCCGGTGCAGTAATGACTAGGTTTTGCGGGTGCGAGGAGTTGCCAAAAGAGAACGAATCTATGGCGATGCGGGCTGCGGCTCGGTCGCGGACTTTTCGCTTTAATCTTGTCTACGGCAATTACCCCGGCTTCGCGTTCAAGGGAATGACTAACACTCAAGCAGTCGCGGTGATTCGCAAGGCGATGGCTGACCTGTCAAAGGTGTCTGGGGCGAAGTTTGTCGAGTCGAGCAGCAAGCCGCACGTCCGGTTCTATTTCATGGCTCAAGTGAAGTACAACGCCATCGGCGTGTACATGGGAGACGGCAAGATTTACCTGTCGCAGTCTCGGCCAATCACGGCTCCGGTCGCAGGCATCTGCGTCCAGCACGAGGTCGGGCATTACCTCGGCGTCAAGGCCAGTCCAGCCGCCGACAAGTGGGGCCATTGTCCCGACAAGGGCTGCGTGATGAACATCAACGGAACTGGGCCAGCGTGGTGCGGCCGATGCCGTGGTCAGTTGGTCGCCAAATACGGAGCTAAGTAGATGGGACTATTGCTGTTGATGGGAAGCGCATCAACGCCGACAACTCCGCCACTGCTGGACACCTACACTGGCTCGGCAGGTGCCTATAGTCTGCGGAAATTGCGAACTGCTTACGCTGGCAGTTGCTTGCGTGTGCGACGTTCTAGCGACAGCACAGAACAGGATATTGATTTTTCTGGCGGTTTAATTGACACGGCGTCGCTGTTGTCGTTTTGCGGTGCTGGCGATGGGTTCGTTAAAAC